CTCATGCAAATTTGTTATGACGTCTCCCTTTGAAGCTATGGCACCCGCATTGAACGGCACGCCGTTCGCCCCTGCCGGGTACACCCCCGTTGTATGATTTACAAAGTATGCGTCAAAGCCGCCTTGCTTAATTTGCTCTTGCGTAAGATTACGAGTAAGCTGATAAACTATGGCACCTATCATTTCGAGGTGACCGAGCTCGTCTAACCCAACAGGTTATCAATGAGAAAACGGCGGAAGCCGTAAAGCCTCCGCCGGGACCGTTAATCAGATTTCGGTATTTTCGGATATAGCGTAATCTCAAAATCGTCGGGAGCGTTATTCCACCGCCCGTTTTTGGTTTTGAGGTAGACGACCTTTTCTAACACCTCTTTGAGCATATCATTCTTTGCTTTTGCGGACGGAAGCGAGTCGTAGACGTCGAGCAGCTTCTCCACTTTGGGGATAATCTGCTTTCGCCCCTTCTCCCGTTTCTTATCGGCAGCAATATCAGCACCGAGAGTGAAACGGTCCGCCTCGTTCTTTTTGATACGCTCGGAGAGTTTACGGGAGCGGTCGAGAAATTGCTCGGTAGTGTAAACGCCCTGCTCCAAAAGGTCGTGAGCGTTATCAAGCTGCTTGTTAAGGGTGTCGTATTCGGTATCGAGCCGCCGGAGCGCCTTTTCTTTCAAATTCACCGCCGAGGCATTGTCGGAGGTGTCGTCAGCGATTTCCCATTGCAGACGGTATTCGGCGAGCCAATCACTCAAAGCCTGCAACACTCGCTCCTCGACATAAAACAGCGCCGAGGAAATATTATCGCAAGCGGTATCGGCGCAGAGCAATGTATCTGCTTGATTACGGTCGTTATACGGACGGCGCACCATTTTCTTTCCGCATTTCGCACAGACGACAAGCCCGGACAGAGGATTTTTCACTTTGTTACGCTCGCCTATTGGGTGTGGCGGATTTTGAGCCATATATTCCTGCGCCAATGCGAAAGTAGCGTCGTCAATCAGCGGAGGGTGTTTCCCGTCAGCAAGAACGCAGTCGTCTATCGAAGAACGAGGGCGAGCGATAACAACACGGCCGTCCACCATTTTCTTTGAGTCCTTGCGCCAATTCCAACGAATTTTGCCGATATACACGGGATTTATCAAAATATCGCGGATAGTCGCAGGCGACCAATGGGTACTCTTTCGCGGCGGAATACGCATATCATTGAGCCGACGAACAATACGAGAAACGCCGAGGCGCTTATAAGAGCCGTCCTCCTGCTCCTCGCCCTTTGTGTAGAGTTGAAATATAAGGCGGACAATATCAGCCTCCGCCGGAAGCGGAGCGAGGGTGTAGCCCTTATCGCCGACGAGTTTTTCTCTCTGATAGCCGTAGGGCGACTGACTGCCGACATATTTTCCCTCCTTGACAGAGGCAATGCGGCCGCGCTGTAAACGGCGGTTAATCGTTTTGTATTCGCGCCGGGACATAAACAGACCGAACTCAAAATACTCCTCGTCAAACTCGTTGTTCGGGTCGTAGTCTTTAATCGGGGTAATGATTTTGGTATCGGAGAATTTGAAAGTCTGCGCCACAATGCCCTGGTCTACGGTATCGCCGCGAGCAAGACGCTCGACCTCCATAACGAGAACACCGTCCCATAGCCCCTGCTCAACCTCGGAAAGCAACTGTTGCATAACCGGGCGAGCAGCTATGGTTTCGCCGGAAACGATTTCCCGGTAGATTTGCGTTATATCCAAATGCCGCCGTTTCGCAAGGTCTAAAAGGGCGTTGATGTGCCGAGTGAGAGTTTCGCCCTCACCGCGAGCCTCCGCCTCTGCGTCCGCTCTTGATTTACGGACATATAAGCAGTACGGCATAATTACACCTCCAAAAGAGAAGCCGCCCCGGAGAGGCGGCAGCGGTTAATCTTTTTTACGATAGTTGCTCCAATCCACATAGATTATGTTGCCTTCCGTTCGGAGTATTCGAGGTCTTCTTTTTTGACTTCAAAGGCGGTGTCAATGTCGGCTTGCATAAGTTTATCAAGGACGGCGCATACCTCGTTTTTGAGGCTGTTTTGCAAATTCATAAGGTCAGACAGCAGAAGCGGGTCGGTAACCTGTCCACCGCAGGAGTCAATAGCATTGCGTATTTTCGCCCGTGAGTCCTGCAACAAAGAGAAAAGGTCCGAATATAGTGCGAGGCGCTCCTCGTTGTTTTTCATCATATCACGGGACAGCAGAACGTAGAAACTATCGTACATCTTTGCCACCGTCTGTTTTACGAGCGGAGGCAAACCGTCGTAATGACGCTTGAAATTCTTTGTGTCGTTTATGAATACCGCTTCACTATGAGTGCGGCAATCGTCGATACCGAGCAAGTAATCGGTAGACACGCCGAAATATTCAGCCAAAGAGCAAAGCATTTCGTAATCGGGTTCTTTACCCTCGGTTTCGTAGCCCGAAACGGTAGAACGAGTTTTATGGATTGCTTTTGCAAGGTCTGATTGAGTCATTTGTCGCTCTTTTCGGAGAGCGATAAGCCGTGAGGAAAATGTCTTCATTGTTTTTACCACCTTTATATTTAAAATATTATATCAGAAATGCCCCGATTTGTGTAGCGGTTGCCCCCAAAATCGGCATTTCCGAAAATTTTTTTGAAAAAAATCCCGAAAAAACTTGACATTGCCCCCAAAAGGGGCTATAATGTAGTTAAGGTCGAGAAAAAAGACCCAAAGCGGAACGAAAGGAGGACACGAAATGAGGGTCAAACTCGTAAAGCTGCGAGAGGGGCGCGGATATACGCAGGCAACATTCTCAAAAGCCGTCGGCATTTCCCGTTCGCATTACTCGCAGATTGAAACCGGGGAAAAAGAGCCGTCGCTCAAAGTAAGCCTCAAAATCAAGCGCGTGCTTGATTACCCCTACGACGATATTTTTTTTAACGCAAAATGCCCCGTTTCGGGACACAAGGCATAAAGCAAGGTCACGAACAGCGTCATATCCCCTGTTCACGATTATATTTTACAACGAGAGGAGGCAAAGATAAATGCCTAAAATGGCGACGAAAGCCGCAGGAAATGTCTTTTATCAAGCACGAAAAGAAGCCTCAAAGTGGAACGACAGATTATCGTCCCGTGAGGGCGCGTCGGAAGAAACGGGCGTAGACAGAACAAGGCTCGCCTACATAGAACTCAATACGGTAAATCCACACCCGGAGGAGGTGCTGATACTTTCGGAGGTTTACAACGCCCCGGAACTGTGTAATCACTTTTGCAGTAAGATGTGTCCCATCGGAGTTAAGACCGTAAACGAGGTCGAGGTAACAGAACTCGAAAAAACCGTGTTGCAGTTGCTGTCGGTGTTTCAGAGCCTCCCACAAGTAAAAGCCGAATTGATAGACATTGCGGCGGACGGCGTGATAGACAATACCGAAAAACCGAGAATGGAAAACATCATTTCAAAACTCGACGAAGCGGCGACCAAAATTCAAGCCTTAAAAATCTACTTTCAGAAGCAATATGGGAATAGGACAAATTACCAAACAAATAAACTTTGAAAAGGAGGTGCTATGTATGGTTGCAACGGGAAATGTAGTTAAGGAAATGAGCATAGGAAACACCCGGATAAAAATATGCGACGACTACTGCCGAGAAAAGACAAAAGCAGAGGTCGAGGAAATACTCAAACGGATTGCAAGGAACGCTATCGGGCCGCTCACAGTTGCGACCACACAAAGCGTATGAGAAAAATCGAAATAATAAAGCGAAGATTTCAAATCGGAGGAGCGTTACTGTTCGGCTCATTATTCGCACTCGTTATGTTAGTCGGATTTGACGCAAAGAGCAGCGCCGTATCCAATACGGCGGACAAGCCCAACAGCGGAACAGCATTTACGGTCAATGACCTTGTATACCGAACGACCGTGCCGGAGATTTCGACAGAGCCACACGCAACAGAGCCGGACAAGCACTATTACGCTATACCGCTGTCAACGGACCTGCAGGACTACATATTTACGACCGCCGACGATTACGGAGTGCCGCCCGAACTGATAATCGCCATTATTCAAAAAGAAAGCGATTACAGAGCGAACGCTACGGGAGCGGCCGGCGAACAGGGATATATGCAAATCCACCCGGTCAATTTTGAATGGCTCTCGGAGAAACTCGGCATTACAGATTTTTACGACCCGGAACAAAATATCCTCGCAGGGACCTATATGTTATCGGGGTTATGCGAAAAATACGACACTATTAACGAAATTCTGATGTGTTACAACTGCGGCGAGGGAGGAGCGAAAAGATTATGGAAGAACGGTATTACCGAAACAGAGTATTGCAGAAAAATCGCAGATATTATCCAAAGCATAAAAAAGGCTTGACAGCAACAGAGGTCAAACGGCTCGTCGTGCTATTCATCATAGCGGCAGTAGCCGGAGTGATTGCCGGAGGAATTATGGCGGCGGTAGTATTACCGATTGCATACGCAGAGCGCGGCTATTACGCCTGCGGCTCGGAATGGATTTTAATATTTGCGGCCGCATACGCAGGCTTTTCAGTTTTCAATAACTACATTTTCGGCACGAAAAAGAGCCGAAAAGAAAGGAGATAAATATGCCGTATTATCACGAATGCCCTTTCTGCGGCGGAAGTCTTGACCCCGGAGAAAAATGCGACTGTCAGCAGAACAGTAAGGAGGTGAAAGCAGTTGCAGGCGGTGTTACAAAAAGACGAATTAAAAACGCTGTCGGAGGAGTACCTCGCAGAGCCTTTGTCGGACACAGAGTATAAGGAAGCAAAGGCGCAGGCAAAAAGAAAACTCGCCCGAATAATCGAGCGAGAGGGCGACGGCGACGGAGAAAGGAGGAAACCGTATTATTTAGCACAACTTATCGCAGAGGCGGTAAGGGCAGAACGCTTTTCGGCGTTCACATTGGAACTCGGCGAACTTTTCAGATATGCCGAGGAAGAACACAAACGGCAGATACAGCAGAGAAAAAAAGAAATGCCCGCAGCCAAAGCCGCAGGGCAAATCTAAATCCGTATCTCTATTGTATCACATAATTTTTGAAAATGCAATAGGAGGTTGCAAAAAATGGCGAACAATTCTTTAACAATTACAGCGCAGTACCCGACGGACCGCTACAATCTGCTTGTTTCTATGCAGACCGTAGCGGAGATTGCGTCAATTCATAAGCCCGTGATGAATGTCGTTTCTATCAGCACGGACCTCAACGACAAGGAAATCTATGTGCAGGAAAAAGCCTATGGTAAAGACCCTGCAAAGTACGCTATCACCAAAAAGGGACTCACGAAACTTATGAGGGCAGCGGGTATCAAAATCCTGTCCTCTCGCCCGGTAGTCCCCTCTACCTGTCAGAAATGTGCCAACATTAACGCGGGTATCGGGAAAGCCGTGAGGTGCGGTGCTTGCCCGAACAAGGACGTCAAATACGAAGTGCGTATCAGCGTTCCGCAGCTTACAGGCGAAAATATCGAGGTAGTCGCTCACAAGGAGATTATCGTTGACGATGTTACCGCCTCAATGACCGACAAGCAGAAAGCGGAGTTTCTGAAATTTAGAAACGAAATGTGCGAAACGAAAGCCCTCAACAGAGCGCTCCGAGCCGCTATGCAGATTAAAGGGACATATCTCATTGAGGAGTTTAAGAAGCCTTTTGTAGTTGCATATCTTGTTCCCAACCTTGACAATGCAGAGGTTAAGGAAAAGGCGGTGGAGGCTATGTTTTCCTCCTCTCACGAAATTTACGGCGGGAATGTGGATAACAACAACCGTCGGACCGTTTTCGTCGAAGACGACCCGGAAGACGCAAGCGGAGGCGAAGCACAGCAGACACCTATTGAACCCGCACCCGCACCGCAGGCATTGCCGCCGGAGCGTCCGCAGGCAACAACCGCAAGACGCGCCGCACCGCCCGACCCGAATATTTGCACAGATTGCGGCAAGAAGATTTCAAACGGAGTTTCGGAGTATTCCATTGAGAACTACGGAGCGCCGCTTTGTATGGACTGTCAGAAGAAAAGAGGAGGAAATCAGTAATGACTACGATTATCACGCAGAACAGACAGCACATAGTCACCGCAGAGGTGATTGAGAGAATTTCAGTAGAAAAATCGAACGAGGGAAACGAAATTGTCGCACACACAATCAACGGCGTTGAAATTTCACTCGGTATTTACAAAAAGGCGGAAAACGCCGCAAAGGTTATGACATATCTTTCGTTCTGTATCACGGACGACGGAAAAACGGTCGTTGTTCCCACAGAGGAAGTCGTTTCCAACGACAAGAAAATCGCCACCGATTTTATCGGAAAGGTTATGGAGGACATTATCAAAAAAGGACCGCCCGCAGGCGTTAAGGTCGAAAAGGTTACTATCGACCCCAATCTGAAAGAATTTCTCGAAAAGCTGAAAGGCGGTGACAAAGAATGAAGATACTCCATACGGGAGATTGGCATATCGGCAATTTTCCCGGTCCCGAAAGAAACGGCGAAAATGTGAGATTTAATGACATCTGCCATTGCCTCGACACTCTTGTAGTCAAGGCGGAGGAAGCCGCCCCGGACTTTATCGTTATAGCGGGTGATATTTTCCACCAAGCAAAGGTGTGGAGCGACCGAGGGCTGAAAGAAAACCGCACGGCAACGCACTATATCAGACTGCTTGAAAAAATCGCCCCGGTCATAATCGTAAGAGGGACACCAAATCACGACAGCGAGCAGCAGTACGAAAACCTCGTGAGCGCATTCGAGGGCGACGACAGCGTACACATCATCACCGAGCCGCAGACACTCAAAGTATATGGGTATCACAGCGGCGTTTCGGTACAGATTGCGGGCCTGCCCGGATTAGACAGAGGCTTTTACCGTGCCAAGCACCCCGGACTCTCCAAAGAGGAGGAAAACGAGGTGTTCACGGAAGAACTCGAAAAAATCATACTCGGATTGAAAGCGAGCTGCGACAATTCAGCACCGACGGTTTTGGTTTCGCACTTCACTATCCCCGGTTGCAATATGGAGAGCGGTCAGACGGCATTTTTCAGCGCATTTGAGCCTGTTGTTTACCCCTCGGCACTTATGGCGGCAGGATTTGACCTCAACTGTTTCGGGCATATCCACCGCCCACAGCACATTGACGAAGCCGGACCGACATATTACTGCGGAGCGGTAAGCGCCCTCAACTTCAACGACGAGGGGCAGGAACGCGGATTTTACATTCACGACATAGAGGCGGACGGCGTACACAGCACATTCTACGCACTCCCGACGCGAGAATACAAGACCATTCGGCTCGAAGACGAGGACGTAGCGAAGATTATCGGTGGAGATATGGAATGGCTAAACGCCGAGAACAATTACTCCGAGAAAGTAGTCAGAGTCCTTTACAGTTGCACCGACGAGCATAACAAAGCGCTCAACAAAGCGGCGCTCGAAACATTCTTGTATGAGGGCGGAGCATTTTGGGTGCAGGAAATCACCCCGGCGAAAATCTCTATCACGGTAAACAAGGAGGCTATGTCGGACGACAACTCCCCGGAAGAACACCTCCGCAGATATTTCGGTGACAAGGAATACAGCCCGGAGAGAATTGCGGAACTTATCGACACCGCCGCACCATTTATTTCGGAGGCGGCAGAGGCAAAAGGAAGCGGAGCGCACACAGGCGTATTTATTCCCCTCAAAATTGAGGTGAAAAATTACCGAAACTACCGGGACGAGAGTTTTGACTATGACGGAATTCGTTTCTGCACTATCAACGGCGAAAACGGCGCAGGCAAATCCTCACTCTTTATGGACGCTATGCTCGACGCACTTTTTGAAGAGCCGAGAGAGGGTGATTTGACCGGGTGGATTTGCAATGACCCGGACGTGAGAAGCGGCTCAATTCAGTTTACATTCAGCATTGGAGAAGCCACATACCGCGTAACGAGAACGCGCACAAAGAGCGGTAAAGCGACTCTGAATATCGCCGAACTCGTAGAGGGCGAATGGGAGGACCGTTCGGCGGAACGTTACAAGGACACGCAGGCGATTATTTCCGACATTATCGGAATGGATAGCCTCACGCTGAAAGCCTGCGGACTGATTATGCAGGACCAGTACGGATTATTCTTGCAGGCCGACAAAGAGGCACGAATGAATATTCTCGGCAATATCCTTGGACTCGGAATTTACGACCGAATGGAAGACCTCGCCGCCGCCGCGCTCACAAACAAAAACCGAGAAATCAAAAGTATTCTCGACAAGGTAGCCGACATCACAGCCGCCCTCCCGGACGCAGGAGAACTCGCCGCCGCTATCGAGATAACGAAAAAAGATATTGCGGACCTGCAGAAACAGGCCGACGAAAAGGCCACAGAGATTGACGGCACGAAAGTACGGCTCAACACAAAGGTTGAGGCTATGCAAAGGGCGGTCAGAATTCAAGCGGAAATTGCAACGCTTGAAATGAAGAAAAACACCGCTATCACAAACAAGACAACGCAGAGTCTTATTGCAAACGGAGCAGCCGCCGCATTGAGTGAGGAGGCACAGATAAAGGCCGGCGTAGCAGAATATGAGCAGTTGCTCGAACAGGAAAAGGCTCTTATTTCCGCACGGGACCGTCGGGACGACCTCACCGAAAGAGGAAAGGCGCTCACAGACGAGGCAATCGCCCTTTCCGCCGCAAAAGAAAAGGCGGAAAAGGACCTGCAACAGACAACCGAACGCATTGCGACAATCAACTCTAAACTCTGCGACGCTCCTTTACTCGAAGAAAAACACGCCGAATACCTAAAAGTACAGGCGGCGGTCGAGGAAATGCAGAAATCAGCGGAAGAATATACCTCGCTCACCAAAGCGCTCGCCGAAGCGCAGGCAGAATATGCAAAGGTGGAGAGTAAATACGCCCTCGAAAAACGGACTATTGACGGTGAGATAGCCGCTTGCGAGGCGGAGGCTACATTACTTGAAAACAGCGATTGCCCGATTTCGGAAAAAGCCTCTTGTAAATTCCTCTCAAAAGCCATTGCCGCAAAAGAAAAACTCCCGGAATGGAAAGCAAACGCCGAAGAACTCGCTACAAATGAGTCAGAAGCGCTCGCAGAAAAGCAGAAAGCGGTCGATTTAGCGAGAGCGGCAGTTGAGGCAAGCAAGTATACCCCGGAAGCGTTAAACGCTTTGAGAGCCAATTTGAGCGCTTTGAGGGCATACGAGGAAAGATACGCCGAACTTGCTACGCTCAACTCGCAAAAGGAAACCGCCGACACGCTTTTGAAGACATACGCAGCTGCGGTCGAAGAAGCCGAAAAGAAACTCCACAACACCGAAGCAGAGCGCAACAAGGTTATGGACGACCTCGCAAAAGCGCAGGAAGCCGCCGGAGGGTACGACGCTATATCCGCCAAAATCACCGCCGCAAAGGCGTGGTTGGAAAAAGAGAAAGAACTCCCGGCTATGCGCGAGCGCCTCGCCTCGGCCAATGTGCGTATGGGGGAACTCGAAACAGAAATCGCACAGTATGACGCAGATATAGCGCAGAAACGCGAGGAACACGCCGCCGAGAAAATTGCCTCGGAGGGTGCGGCAGACCTTGAAAAACTCGTGAAACAGGCTGACGAAATTATCAACGGACTGCGTACTGAAATTCAGCAGAAGTCAATGAGCCTCGGCGCACTCACCAAGCAGGCCGAAACAGCCGAGCAGAGCCGACAGACTGCAAAAGAGTTGCAGAAACAGACCGAGAGCCTTGCTCACACCGCCTCGCTTTATGAAGACCTCAAAAAAGCCTTTTCGCAGGACGGTATTCCGCACAATGTTATTCGCTCACTTATTCCGATTTTCGAGGCAACGGCAACGGGAATACTCGGACAAATGAGCGGCGGCAAAATGAGTGTTGAATTTGTTACCGAAAAGGTACTGAAATCCAACAACAAAAAAGAGGTCACGACCCTTGACATCATCATAAACGACTGCACGACCGGGCGACTCCCCTATATGAGCCGGAGCGGTGGAGAAAGAGTCAAGGCGGCACTTTCGGTCATTCTTGCACTTTCGGAGATAAAGAGTACAAAGGCCGGCGTACAACTCGGTTTCCTCTTTATTGACGAGCCGCCGTTCCTTGACGCACAGGGCGTACAAGCCTACTGCGACGCTTTGGAAGCTATTCAGAGCCGCTATTCTGCATTGAAGATTATGGCAATCACTCACGACCCGACAATGAAATCAAGATTTCCGCAGAGCGTGGATGTGGTGAAAACGGCAGACGGAAGCAAAGTTATTTATCAGTAATTCAAGTGCCGGGGAGCGTCCCCTCCCCGGCTACTGCGAAAGCGGAGGTGAAGCAATATGGGACGACCGAAAAAACAGACCGTCGATTATTTTCCTCACTTTGTTACAGGCTCTCGACGCACTATATCAATCCTTGAAGCAAGGTGGAAGAATGACGGGTATGCGTTTTGGTTTAAGCTACTCGAATTACTCTGTATAACAGACGGACACGCTTTCAATCTGTCAACAGTAGCCAATCAAGAGTATTTATACTCATACACCAAAACAGACCCGGAAACGGCCGACAGCATTATAGAAATGCTTGTTGACCTTGAAAATATCGACAAGGAACTATGGGAGCAACACAAAATTATTTGGTGTCAATCGCTCGTGGATAATCTCAAACTCGTTTACGACAAACGAACGACACCAATGCCGAAAAAGCCGTTTTCCGTGGAGAATATACCCGAAAACCCGCCGAAAACGGACGAAAAACCTCAATCAGAGGAGAATTCGGAGCGACAAAAGCCGAAACGAGGAAAGTCCGCCCCGAAAAAACCGCAGAAATCAAAACCCGACGAGCCGGAGAAAATCAAATATGCCGAATTCGTCCGTATGACCGAGGAGGAACACCGAAAACTCGTAGAGCAGTACGGAGAAAATGCGGCGGCAAGAATGATAACCGTCCTCGACAACTACAAAGGACAGAGCGGCAAGACCTACAAGAGCGATTATCGCGCAATCCTTAATTGGGTAGTGGAACGGGTGCAGGAAGAATTCAAGAAGAACGGAGGCGGAGGCTATGGCAGAAATGAAGTCCCTGCGGGACATAATGGGCCAAACCCCGGAGGCTTCAAGCCGTCGGGAGGCTTCAAAAAGTGAGAAAAACGAGCCGCTCTATTTGACACCGGAGGAAGCGAAAGCAAAGGGGTACAGATTTAAGTCACCTCCGCCGCCTCCCGACAAGTGCCAATTTTGCGGCAAGGAAAATCCTCGTTCGGGAATTCCTTTCGGCGGTGAAATTCTTTTTTGGCAACCGTTTCCGTCCCGTTGCGACTGCCCGGAGGCTGTCGAGTATTGGAAAAAATACGACGCAGAACAGGCGGCGAAAAAGGAGGCGGAACGCATTGCGGAGGAGCAAAAGCGAAAACGCGAGCGCATAGAACGCCTACTCGGAAAGAGCGGTATCAAAAAGCGCTTTCAGCTTAGGACTTTTGATAACTTCAAAGCAGATACGCCGGAGCGCCAAAGGTGCTACAAAATCGCCAAACGGTATGCCGACACATTTAAGCAGAGGTACGAAAACGGCGACGGGCTTTATATCGAGGGTACGAACGGGACAGGCAAGACACACCTCGCCGCTGCAATCGCCTTGCAACTCATTAACGAGGGTGTCCCGGTAATTTGCAAAACCTCAACGGATATGCTCCTCGATATAAAAAAGACATTTGAACGAGGCGACATAAGCGAGAGCGCTGTACTTGGAATTTACAAGTCGGCGGATTTGCTTATTATAGACGACCTCGGAAAAGAACAATGCTCCGATTGGAGTATGTCAATCCTCTACTCTATCCTAAACGACAGGTACGAGGATATGAAACCGACCATTATCACTACAAATTACAGCGCGGAGGACCTTATCCGAGCGCTCACACCAAAAGGCTACGACGACACTAAAATCGTCGCAATCATAAGTCGATTGAGGGAAACCTCAACGGTCATAACAATGGCGTGGGAAGACTACCGCACCGCGCAAGAATAGGAGGACACTATGGCAAACATAAAAACGCTGAACGAGGATTTGATACATAGAGCAAACTCGGTCAGTTTCGGAGGAAAACGCGGAGATTTATCAAGAAGCGAATACACGGGATATGCCGAAAAGATTTTGGGGTGGCCTATCTCGGACGAGAAGAAACAAAAACTGCTCGACAAACTCTATGACAAGTGGACGGAAATATTGAGGCAGGAAGCACAGCATATCAGCGTAATGGTTGCGGGACCTGCAAAGTACAACTCACGCAAACTCGACCACAGCGACCAAATATTGAGGCTTTCGTCAGAATTCGTGGAGTGGTTTAAGGATTTGGAGGCGCAGGTCGAACAGGGACAGCGGAAGAACGACAAGGCGGAACATCTTATCCGTATGGTGGAGTTTTGCAAAAACCCGGACAACCCGTGCGACCCGACCTCCCACCTCGCCGAACTCGCAATATACGACCAAAAGGCGTTTATCAAATATTACGAGGAACTCTACCCGACATACAAGTGGAGAAAAAACAGCAATATCGTCAAACTCTACAACTACGCAAAAGAGGGCAAACTCGTAGAGGTGAAAAAAGAGGTGTTTTTCGAGGACGAAAACCTCACGGCGTTTAAGGAGGGCGACCGCATTTATATCAAATTCCTTATGCGTCCGAAACGGCAGCTTATAGTTGCGCTCAAAAGCCGCGGATATTGGTGGAACAGCGGCAAGAGTGCTTGGAGTACCTACCCGGACAGGCTCGACAAGGAATGGGTAGAGTCTATCAGCAGTAGATACGGACAGTATCTTTGAGGAGGGCGCTATGAATAAGTACGAAAAACTATATACGGAAGCGTACAAGGACGGAAAAAATCCGCATTGGATTGATACATCTATCAGACCGTTAGCGGCAGATTTAGCAGAGGCTACAAAACTTGCCGCAAAAGTGAGCGGACCGTTTGGCTTGCGAGCAGAATGCGTAATACACCTCAATGAAAACGGCGCAGAGGGCAAAAGGAAGTACCTTGTTGTAACACCGTGGTTTAATTGTGAGAACGAGGAAACCGAAATAATGCTCTACTACGACACGGGAGAGGTCAAGAACGAATATGAGCCAAACACCCTCGGCGACTTTAACGGTATGAACAATGTTATGAAGCGACTCCCGGAAACATTGCCCGAAATCGTTTCAATTTTACGGGAATATTGAGGAGGTGCGATATGAGCAAGAAACAGAGCCGCAAGGCAAATCTAAATCCGAAAATCAGAGAAATCGCAGAAAACCTCGAATGGACCGTCAGAGAATATGACGACGGCACGGTAGAGTTTGAAAAATACTCGCCCGCCGGGGAAGACTTCATTTTCACGGTAAACGCAGAGAACGCCGAAAGCGAAATCTACGATTACTACGATAATTTTGATGTGGACGACCATATCGAAATGTGGGTCAAGGCAAAAGAAAACGGCGTTGCAGGAGTCCCGGCTATCCGCAGGCTTGTAGAGGACGCGGAGGCAATATCCGAAATGTTGAAAGAATTAGCGGGAGCGGTTGACACGAGGACAACAATCAGAGAGCAGCTTGCCGCAGTAAAGGAGAATAACAATGATTAAGAATTTATCACAGCTAAAAAAGGAACTCGCACCCGGCGCAAAATTCGAGATTTTGGAACATACAAGACCTGAATGTGTCGGACAGACGAGAGAAATCAATATTGCGAATACGCAGGGCTTTTACAGCATTATTCCCGGAGAGCCGGGACACCGCATTTCCCTTGCAAATTGCGGAAAAGGCTCGTGGCTTGCGTGGAGCAAAGCGCCGTATTGGAGTTTCGAGGGCGATACTGCTACGCTTTACGGCGACGAAGCGCACACCGAGGAACACCTCATAATGAAAATCAGAGTCGGAGGTGCGGTATGAATTGCAGATACTTAAAAGGCTCGGAGCATAGCCCCGAAAGCGTCGAATTTGATACAGAAAACACGACTTGCGTTGTGAATGTCGATTTACTGTTATGCGGAATAAGAAAATTCCCGTGCGGCGACGGAAACGACAAAAAACTCTCCACCAAAGAATGCTACGACATTCTGAATTTTGTAGAGCAGGAACGAGGGAAATTTATCCACAAAGCAGGTCCGAAGTCAATGGCGGATTGGGAGAACAGCGGACTCGGCTCGTTTGACGAGTATTTCTTCCCCGGAGATACAGTCACGGAAGATGTTTACGATAACTTTCTGAATATCCTGCCGCCTGCGACAATGTGGGAAAACCTACTACAAGTCGGAGAGCCGGCCGCACACGAAAAAGACCCTGAAACAGGAAAGTGCAGAGCTACATACACGACTTTCGCAAAGGCTGACGGCCAATGGTGGTATGTCGGAGAGTGCTTTATCAGAGAAACAATAAACAGACGAACTCGGTCCAACAAACTCTCATTAAGAATTTCAGAGGTCGAAAAAGAATTGAAAGCGGAGGCAGAAAAGAAATGAGAAAATACACCGTAAATGACTTCTTCTGCGGTGCAGGGGGGGTGGCGCTCGGATTTATTAAAGCCGGATTTGATGTAATTTGGGCGTGTGATTTTGACAAGCATTGCGTAAAGACCTACGCCCACAATGTAGGCGATTGGGTGCGAGAGGCTGATGTAACAAAGATTACATACAAGGACATTCCGAAAGCGGACGGTTGGACTTTCGGTTTCCCGTGTCAGGACCTCTCCGTAGCCGGGAAGCAAGCCGGATTTCAATTCCGTTGCCTCGACTGCGGAACAGAATGGAAACACGAACACGAGGGGCTTTCCCCTATCTGCCCCAAATGCGGAGCAACGAACTACACGGCAATCACCCGAAGCGCTTGCTTTTTTGAGATTATGCGCCTACTCGACGAAACAGAGCGAAACGCCCCGGAGAATTACCCCTCGTTTCTGCTCGCCGAAAATGTAAAGGGACTGAAACCGTATATCCCCGTTTTGACAGAGCAGCTCGAACAGAGAGGTTTTGATGTGCATATTCAACTCTACAACTCAAAGTATTGGAATGTGCCGCAGAACAGAGAGCGCTATTTTATCGTTGCCACACCGAAAGGAAAAGGAAATTTCAAATTCCCGGAGGAACAGCACGAATATGTTCCGAAACTCTCCGCTGCTCTCGATAAAGAGGTGGACGAGAAATACTATATCCCCGACGAAAAGGCGCAGACGATTATCCTACAAGCATTGCAGAAAATCGAAAATCTCGGCAATGCTCACCCGTGCATTACGCCGGACCGTCTGAACAAGAGGCAGAACGGACCGAGAGCAAAAGGCGACGAGGCGGAAATGTTCACACTCACTGCACAGGACATTCACGGAATTATAATCCAAGAGCGCAAAGGTGTGAGCCGGGACGCAATGAAATATATTTCGGACAAGCTGCTCGAATTTGTCGAAAAGAAAGGATATATCCCAAAGTTTTTCAATCCGTATAACTGCTCGGATTGTGGAGAACTCGCACCGACGGCAACAACCGCTTGCGGTGGACTCACAACCTCGGCGACGGTACTCGTGTTCACGGACAAGAACAGCGGAGAACCTGTCATTATTCAGTTGCCGAGAGGCAAAAACGGAGGCAACATTCACGACGTCGCTCCGACCTTAACCGCCAACGCGTATGAGCAGAACAACTATGTTTGTGAAAATATCGAGGCGGTCGAGAGCAAAATCTGCAACGAGAGCGGATTGCTCGACCCGGAGGGGCAAGGAAAAACGCTCCGCGTTGGCGGGGGGGGTCGCTGACAAAGAAGCACAACTATCAGCACATTTTAGTGAAACAGTCCGAGGCGGAGTTTTAAAAAAGCAACGCAACGGAAAAGGAATATTTGTAGGCGTTTCCCCGACGCTTATAGCAACGGACTACAAAGGTCCACATCTCGTAATTGAAGATAAGGAGGACGGCAAAAATGAGTAAAGAATATCTCGAATGCGTCGTAAATGACAGAGGCTTTGTAAGCAAGCCCGCACAGATAACACCAATCGCCCCAACGCTCCGAGCGCAGGACCACGGAAACATACCAAAGGTCATTGAAAAAAGCGAGGACAAGCAACCGGGTATTGAGGTTATCGGAATGCTTGAAAACAGCGGTACAACACAGCAGCACAATAACCGGGTACACAGCGTAGACGGAATATCGCCGACGCTCACGGCCGTTTCGGGCGGCACACATCACATTAAAATCTTTGATATTTCTCGGTTTAGAGTCCGCAAACTCACGCCGACGGAATACGGCCGCTTGCAGGCTTTCCCCGTTGACGACGGTTGGGAGCAGGTCGTTTCCGACAGCCAAGCCTACCACCAATTCGGCAACGCCGTTACGGTGTCGGTAGTCGAGGCAATCGGACGGGCAATCGGGAGTTATCTCGACAGCGTTTTCGGAGTTGAGGCAGAGGCAGTCGAAGTTACCGACTTGTCAGACGCGCCGCAGGAAATCAAAGAACAGATTATAGCCAACGCCGAGGCGCTCGAACGGAAAGAGGGAGAAAACACCATAGAGGTACATACGAGCGGGCTTGAATTCTTCTCAAATGAGGAACTACTCGCAGAACTCAACCGCCGAATGACGGTACACGCATAAGGAGGAAAAAGAAATGAAATTATTTAGCACAGAACAGGTATCAAAGTATCACCCTGACAAATACGCAGACCAAATCAGCGACGCTATCCTCACCGCTTGTTTGAGAGAGGACAAAAACAGCCGTGTAGCCTGCGAGTGTATGGTAAAGGGACGGACTGTTATTCTCGCCGGAGAAATCACCACTACGGCAAAGGTAGACTATGCGGAAATCGCAAAGAGAGTCGGAAAGAAACTCGGATATGAGGTTGACACCGTAATTCAGCAGATTTGCACACAGTCACCCGAAATCGCCGGAGGCGTAAAGAGCGGCGACGAACTTTGTGCCGGGGACCAAGGCATTATGTTTGGATATGCCTGTGACGACACAGAAAGCGGCCTGCCCTACGCTTTTGATATGGCGAATAGAATTATCCGTCTATTGGAAAAAGACACGACAGCGCCGAATTCAGCGCTCAAAGGGGACGCGAAATGCCAAGTAACCGTAGACACCGAAAAACCCAAAAACGACCGCAGTCTCGTAGAAATCCTCGTCAGCGTATGCCACAAAGAACAGTATACGCTAAAAGACATCAGAGAGTATGTGCGAAACCTTATCAAATACAGCGGAATTGACATTGGAGAAGCAACACTCAATGTCAACCCGGCAGGCGTATGGACTTTCGGGGGACCGGCGGCAGATTGCGGACTTACGGGCAGAAAAATCGTATGCGACCAATACGGTGGATTTTGCGCTGTCGGCGGCGGAGCGTTCAGCGGAAAAGACCCGTCAAAGGTTGACCGCTCGGCGGCATATATGGCGAATTATATCGCCCGCGACCTCGTAAAAAATCACGGACTGAAATCCTGCGAGGTACAGATTGCCTACGCTATCGGAGAAAGCGCGCCTATGAGCGTTTCGGTAAAATCCTCGTCCCCGGTCGAAGACGCATATTTCGCAAAACTCGTAGAGGAAAAATACGACCTCACACCGGCCGGCATTATCAAATACCTCGACCTCCTCAATGTGGACTACGAGAAGCTCGCCGAGGGTTGTCATTACAGAATGGAGTTGCCGAAAAGAGGAACAAACAAATGAGGGAAAACAAATACACAGTTGCCGATTTAACGGCTATGCAAGCGTGGCCCCTTTCTCGGAAAATCCAAGTAACACAAACGCGCATTATTGAGTGGTACATAAAAAACGAGGGGCGGGTCTATGTGTCGTTCAGCGGAGGCAAGGACAGCACGGTTTTGCTCGACCTTGTAAGACGAATATATCCAGAAGTCCCCGGCGTGTTTTTAGATACCGGGCTTGAATATCCCGAAATTCGAGATTTTGTCAAAACAAAGGAGAATATTGTTTGGTTAAAGCCCGAAATGAATTTCCGAAAGGTCATAGAAACATACGGCTACCCACTTGCAAGCAAAGAAATTTCCAAACAAATAAGCGCAGCCCGGCGAGGTGCGAAAAATGCAATCCTCGCTTTTGACGGCAAAGATGTCGCAGGAAACGAAACCGAGTACAGGAAGCGATATAAAAAATGGAAATTTCTTTACGAAAGCAATATTCCAATTTCGGAAAAATGCTGTGAAGTTATGAAAAAGAAGCCTGCGAAGAAATATGAGAAAGAAACCGGGAGAAAGCCGATTATTGCGACTATGGCGGAAGAAAGCACTTTAAGAGCGCAGGCGTGGTTGAAAAACGGTTGCAACGCATTTGACGGAAAACGCCCCACATCACAGCCTATGTCGTTTTGGACCGAGCAAGATGTTTTAACATACCTCAAAGAATACCATATACCGTATGCGCCTGTATATGGAGAAATCGAGGAAATAAACGGAGCATTAAAGACTACGCTATGCGATAGAACAGGGTGCGTATTTTGCGGTTTTGGTTGCCATTTAGAAAAAGAGCCAAACAGATTTCAACGGTTAAAAATAACTCACCCGAAGTTGTGGGAGTATTGTATGAAGCCGTGGGAAGCTGGAGGGCTTGGAATGAAAACGCCGCTTGAATTCATAGGGGTAAAGACAGAAACGGAGGAAGAATTATGAAGCCGATATACGAGCCGAAAGGCAAAGCAAAAGAATACGGCGACTATGCGCTGAATATCTACACAGGCTGTCCACACCGCTGTTTTTACTGTTTCGCCCCGAATGTTCTGCATAAGGACCGTGAGGCATTTCACACAAATGTAGAGCCGAGGACCGATATAGTCAAGGCGACAAAGCGGCAGCTTGAAAACGAAACGATAACTGGTAAACTCATTCACCTCTGCTTTACTTGCGACCCGTACCCGACAGGCTACGACACAACGCCCACAAGAGAGACAATCAGAGCCATTAAGGAACACGGGAACAATGTTCAAATACTCACCAAAGGCGACGGGAGCAGAGATTTTGATTTGCTCGGCCCGGAGGATTGGTACGGCATAACCCTCGACGGAGCGACAACTCGAACAGGACATTTTGATAACGCACCCCTTTTCAGATACACCAATCTCATAAAGGCACACGAAAAAGGCATAAGGACTTGGGTATCATTCGAGCCTGTGCTGAACGCCGAAAATGTACTCGGAATGATAAAGGACATAGCACCACACACAGATAAGGTAAAAATCGGAAAACTGAACTATCACAAGTCGAACATAAACTGGGCTGAATTCGGGAGAAAAGCCGAGGAACTCTGCCAAAAACTCGGACTTGACTACTATATCAAGGAAAGCCTACGGGCGGAAATGGAGGCAAAGAAATGTACGACTTAGAAGATGTTTTTTACAGCATATTAAGCCTGTGGCTCGCCATTGTTATGTTCTTAACAGCCCCATTGTGGGGTATTCCGTATCTCGTTTATAAGGCAATCAAAAGCAGAAAGGAATAAATATGAGTTTAGGCAATGGAGAATGGGCTAACGGTTATTTTGTTACGGTTACGACGAGCCTTGAACAGATATATGTGCAAGTCCGCCGATATAAACACGGAGCGTCGGTAGAACGGCCTCCTGACCTCGACAAAACCGCAAGACTCGAAAACAGCGAAATCAACAGTCGCTTTGTAAAAACATACAAAGGCACTCTCGCCGAATGCATAGCGCAGCTGCCAATCCCAGCAGGCGGATATGCGGTAATACACCCACGGTTTACGGACTTTCAAAAGAAATTATTGGAGGAAAGATAATGAATATGACAGATAACATTCAGAAACTTGTTGGCCTTGTGAAAGAACACCCGGACCTGCCTACCGTTGCAATGGTAGACGGAGAAATCGTCGGAGGCGACGACTATGGGCGTTGGTTAGGTAGCGTCGGAAATGTGGAACTCGGCGAATATGTACTGTTTGACGACCGTTTTATCGACGACCGCGAGGAATTCAAAGAAAAGTATTACGACTACAACGACGACGAACTCTGCGAGAAATTCGGATATGAGCCGGGTATCAATGAATACACCCTCAAAAACGGGCATTGTACGAGGAAGCGGTACGAGGAAAACAAGGAAAACGAAAAACGCCTCGACGCATACCTTGACGAAGTGGCGGAGCGAGCGTTCAAAGCGGCGATTATCGTCAACATTGGCCTCCCGGACGACGTCGAAACATTTGAGGAGGGCGTCAAGTAATGAGAGGTGCAAAGCCGGAACTACTGAAAGAACTCTCTAAATACTCGAAAGAGGACATAATCGAGGCTCTCGGGCGGCAATACCAAGCGGATTTTATCATCAGCGGCATTGTAGGCGACCTTGAATATATAGCCTCAAAAAGACTGCTCGACGAACACGGTAAGGCTATTAAAGCACGCGAGGACGCTTTTGGAGCGTATATAGAGTGGCGCAATCAAATGTGCATAGCCTACGGCGACGGCAAAAGCGTTAAATTGACAAATATACCACCGAAAGAAATAACAAAAGGCGCAGCCCTTGAAAGAGCGTTAAAAAGCGCAACCGAAGCCGAGCAGAAACTCGACAAAAAAATCAGAAAAATGCTGAAAGTTTAGGAGGACAATAAATATGAAAAACATATCAGAACTCTCCGACCTTATGGTGGAACTTCTCGAAAGTTGCCCGGATTTTAAGTTAAATCCGCGAGGGATTGAGATAATCAATGAGATTGCGGATTACGCCGAGCAGACAGACATATTCAAAGCAAACAAGGAACGCGGCGAAATCTTTGACGGGCAGACTGCAAAAAACATATTTTGTTATATGCTCGACCGCGTTGTAAATGCACCAACGGTATTTCATAGAAATTCAAGTGTAATTCTTATTATGCCGTTTGTAAGAAAAAGGCTGAACGAAGAAATGACGGGAGGAAACGATAATGTCGAAAATTAAAATCACAGCAGAAAACAACATTCAGTTTGAAGCGGAGGGCGAGGACCGTTTCGTGCAGGAAGAACGCAGAGCCTTTATGGAAATGCTCGCCGACAAAAACACGGTCAAAGCGGTTAAAGCGGTGCAGGAAGCAATCACGCACCGCACGGTCCGCCCGGACGGGATTGCAGAGGAAACGGTAGTTATTTACGACGACTACGGTATTCCCTCAATTATGAGGAAAATCAGCAAGGTAACGGACGCAGAGTTATTCGGCGGCGCAAACAAAACGCACTCGGCATTTATTATCGACGGTGAGGAATACGACGAGATTTACATTTCCGTATATCCGAACTGCGTTATCAACGGCCGCCCCTATTCTCTGCCTTATATGAAACCGTGGACGGACCTGACAAATGACGAGGCAGCAAAGGCGTGTTTCAGCAAGGGCGACGGTTGGCATTTAATGACGGCGGCAGAATGGGGACTCGTAGCGAATATCAGCAACCGGGACGATACATATCCGCACGGCAACACGAAATACGGCAAATATCACGCAGACCCGTCCGAGGAGGGTGCTACATTTGACGGTGGCGCAGGCAAAACCCTCACAGGAAGCGGGCCGGCAATGTGGACGCACAATCACAAGCCGGACGGCATACACGACCTCTGCGGCAACGTGTGGGAAATGATTAGAGGTCTCCGCATTATTAACGGAAAAATCGAAGTCGCAAAGGACAATAATGCCGCACTTGATATTGACCTCACCGAAGCAGGCGACGATTGGCAGCCTCTCACCGCCCCGAACGGTAAGCAGATAAATTTCTCCGTAGGCGACGATTTCAAATTCACAACGGACGAGCCGGAGGACGGCTATAACGGGACCGAATGGGAAAATGTTTACTCGGATTTCGGATTTTCGGACGAACTCAAAGAACTTGCGCTCTACCCCGGAGAAGATAACGCCTATCTGTATGTAGATAGCACCGAGGGCGAATATCTGCCGTATCGTGGTGGCTACTGGGGCAACGGGACGGCTGCGGGCGTGTTCTACACGTATTTGCATTACGGGCGCACGTATACGGGCGGCGCTCTCGGCTTCCGCTCCGCTTATTTCAAAAAGAAAGACTGACAACTGATTACTGAAAAACTGTCGGGGGCGGTCGAAAGACCGCTCCACAGAGAAAGGAAACGATATGCCCGAAAAAATTTATACAGCGCCGTACACTTGCGTATCGTGCGGCGGACCGAAGACGAGGACGGAGGACGACCTCTGCCCCGCCTGTATCGAAAAGACAAAGCAAAGCGCGGAAACCGTAATGGACGAGGCGACCCTACGCAGAGCAATCGCCGCATACGGTAAAAACGCACAGGTGGATATGGCGATAGAGGAAATGAGCGAACTGACAAAGGCACTATGCAAAGAGCGGAGGTGCGAACTCGTAAAAGGAACACACGCCGAGGCTCACGCAAATGTTATCGAGGAAATTGCAGATGTGCTGATTATGTGCAGGCAGCTGCTTATTATTTTCGACCGGGACGAAGAAATCCAAGCCGAAATCAATTACAAAATTCAGCGCCTCAAACAGAGGCTCGACAAACGAGAGGAGCAATAATCTATGAATATGGTTGTTTTGGTAGGAAGAACTACCACCGACATTGAGTTAAAGACCACACCGAACGGCGTTTCGGTTGCGTCGTTCGTATTAGCGGTTGACCGCAGAACAAAAGAGGACGCGGCGGACTTCCCGACCGTGGTGGCGTGGAGGCAGACGGCGGAATTCGCCTCGAAGTATATCCAAAAGGGGCGCAAAATCGTCGTACAGGGCGAAATCCGCACCCGCAACTACGAAGACCGGGACGGAAAGAAACGCAAAGTCACGGAGATACACGCGACGAATATTGAGTTTGCGGACAGTAAGCCGACAACGGGTAGCGGAAGCAACGCAACAACCGCACCGGGACCGGCAGAGGGCTTTGACGAAATCCCCGGCGACGAAGATTTACCGTTTTGATTAAAAAAGTAAAACTCACGCCGGAGGACAAAAGGATATTCGCAACAGAGGTTAAGAAACTCTCCGCCCCGGAATTCGTACAACTGACAAAAGAACTTGATATTTTCAAAGAACGATTTACCGCCGAGGATTGGAAATATATCTGCTCGCACACCGGGCGGAGAGCGGAGCGGCTGTTGCGAAATGTAGCCGAGCATTACAGTTTTGACGATTAGGAGGAAAAATACAATGGCAAAGAAAAGAAATTGCAGACGCACCCCGGAAGAAATTGCAATTCACGAAGAAGCGGTTAAACTGCGTAAAATGACAGACGAGCAACTCGTAATGGCGTTCAGAGCCTCCTCCGCCTCCTCTCGTGGCGTTTCGGAGAAACCCATAGAGAAGAACACAGACGGAGTGAAAACGCTGATTGAGGGGCTTTCTCGTGGAGATTGCAAGGGCGTAAAGGGAGCGACCGCATACAAGATTGCGGAATATGCCGAAGAAATGGGGTTGATGTGATGGACGCAAAGCGACACCAACACACCGTACAGGGGTACAGGAACAAATACAACGGGCAGTTATTTGAGGACATCATCACCGCCTCTTGCCACTATTACTATCAGCAGAAAAAGGCGCTCATAATCAAAACGCCCGAACCTATGAAGCCGATAAAAGACCTCGGCGGCGGAAAATTCGTCGCATATTACGAGAAACACGCACAGCCGGACTACAAAGGAACATTCAGCACCGGGCGAACGGTTATTTTCGACGCAAAGCACACCGAGGAGGACCATTTGAAGCAGTCGGCGGTAACCCCGGCGCAGACGGAGTCGCTGAACAAACATTACGAATTTGGGGCGTGTTGCTTTATAGTCGTGTCATTCGGTTTTCAACAGTTTTTCAATATCCCGTGGGAAGTTTTTCGGGAAATGAAAGAGCGATACGGGCGAAAGTACATAAAGCCGGAGGATATACCCGAATACAGGGTACAATTCAACGGCGGCATAGTTAAATTTTTAGGATAGGAGGAAACACTATGAAACTGTTTCAAAAATGGCGTATCAGAAAGCACCGACAGGAAATTGAGGAATGCATAGAGGAATACAACACCGCGCTCACCTCTCTTTCGGAAGCAGCCGCCGGACTGCTGAAAGTCGCCGAAAGCTGCAACATCTCCACCGAAACGCTACGGCAGACGGTTGAGCAGATGAAAGAAATCGCAGAGAAAGCGGCAATCTCGCCGGAGGACCTGCAGAGAGGAGGAACAAAGCATTATGGGAAAGAGTAAATCCGAACTCGAATTGCAGAACATAATTCAGACGGCCGTAACAGCAGCTTTTGAGGTTGCAAATCAGAATATCGAGGAGAAATTGCAGAAAGCGGTTGAACTCGGAACGAAAATAGGCGCAGCCGTCGGCGCGGAAGTCGGAGCGAAAGCGGCGGTAAAAGCCGTGGAGCGCGAGAAAAAGAGGGTCAGAGAAAGACTGTACGACAGACGCTATCACAACACCAAACTCCTCTTGCAGAATTATAGACACCTCAACGAACATTTCAAGAACGCTATTTTTGAAATAGAGCAGGCAGAAGAATTCGACGAAACATTCTACGACATTATGGAATGTATGAACAGCCGAGGATATGACGACGAGATTTATGTGGAGGGCATTAAGCAAAGCACAATCCGCACGAAAATCATAATGACGCACGTAAACCGTATGCTCGACATCTATGAGATTATGTGCGAGAGGTCAAGTCGAGAGGACGATAAACGTCACTGCCGTATTTTGAGGGCTATGTATATCGACGAAACGCCCACCACAGCACAGGCAATAGCAGACCGGGAGAAAATCGACAAAAGGACGGTATACAGGGACATTGACGCAGCTACGGCCTGCCTCACCTCACTACTTTACGGCGCAGACGGACTCGACAAAATGAAATGACCCGCTCCGTGTCACAAACTCGCCATTGACGTGTCAATATGGCGTGTGGTATAATGTAAACTGTAAAATTACAGATACGGCCGCTCGGCGAAAACCGGGCGGCTATATTTTTTACCTTGCAATGCCCCGATTTGGGACAATTCAAACAAAAGGAGGTGCGTACCTATGGAGATACGCAAAGTTAAAGTAAGCGATTTGCGGCCGGCGGAGTACAATCCGAGGCAGGACCTCAAACCCGGTGACCGCGAATACGAAAAAATCGCTCGCTCTATCGACGAGTTTGGGTATGTAGAGCCGATTGTGTGGAACGAAACAACGGGAAACATTGTAGGCGGACACCAAAGGCTCAAAATCCTTATTGAGCGAGGCGAAACCGAGGTGGAGGTTTCGGTCGTAAGGCTGAACGAACACGACGAAAAGGTGCTGAATGTTGCGCTGAACAAAATTACAGGGCGTTGGGACACCGGGAAGCTGACCGACTTGCTGAAAGAATTGCAGGCGGAGGGCGCAATGGAGGTAACAGGCTTTGAGGATTGGGAACTTGACGCATTGAGTATGCAGTACGACCATATCGACGATTTGCTCAACGAGGATTTCTCGGAGTTTGCTGCCAAAGAGCCGAAAGACACCTTTACAATGACATTTACCCTCCCGGAAGATGTAAAAACCGCCGTACAGGAATATATCGAAACGACACCGAACGCAAAAGCGGAACTCGCCACGGCGATTATCAACAAGGTTAAGGGGGTGTCATAAATGATTATCGCAAAGAAGCGCATAGACGAAATGGACCGGGCGAAGTATAACCCGCGAATTGAACTGCGACCGGGCGACGACGAATACGAAAAGTTGCACGGCAATATCCTCCGTTTCGGAATGGTGTTACCTATCGTATGGAACGAGAGGACAAACACGGTCGTCGGAGGACATCAGCGCCTCACCGTTTTGGAAAACGACGGCGTCGAGGAGGTTGAGGTATCGGTAGTAAACCTCGACGAGAAGCAGGAAAAACAGCTAAATATCGCCCTCAATAAGACGGGCGGTAATTGGGACGAGGCAAAACTCACGGCATTGCTCGACGAACTCGGCGACGACGCACTCGAAACAGGATTTAGTGAAATGGAAATTGAGGCGTTACAGAACGACATTGACGACCTCGTAGACGGAGGATTTCTGAACGACGAATTATCGACGCTCGAAAAACTCTTTAACCTGTCGCTCACATTTAATTCGGCGGACCGTGCGGACATTAACGCATATATCAAGGACTACGGCAAAGAGGACCTTGTGAAAGTGATTATTCAAAAAGTGAGAGGAGAGATATAATGGGGTGCATTTGCGGAAGCCAAGCAATCCTATGCAACCTACCTATTCGCTTTGACACCTACAAAGGGTGCAGTCACGGTTGCCGATATTGCTTTGCGCAGAAAAAGCAGGACATAGCCAAAATCGGAAAAGGAGAAACGGCAGAAAGCCTGCGGAATTTTATCGAGGGAAAGCGCACCGATACAACGAATTGGTGCGATTGGAAAATCCCTATTCATTGGGGCGGAATGAGCGACCCGTTTCAGCCTATCGAACGGAAATACAGAGTATCGTATGAGTGCTTGAAACTGCTCGCCGAAACAAAGTACCCATTTGTCGTAAGCACAAAGGGGCGACTTGTGGCAACGCCGGACTACATAGAACTGCTGTCGAAATGCAACTGCGTCGTACAGATTTCTATGGTATGCAGTAAATACGACAAACTCGAAAGAGGTTGCCCGCCTTATGAGGAGCGCCTCGAAATGGTGCGGAAACTCGCCCCGAAAGTACAGAGAGTCGTTGTCAGAATTCAGCCGTATATGTTGGAAGTATTCGACGACGTGATGAAAAACATTCCTCGCCTCGCAGAAGCAGGCGTATACGGAGTCGTCGTAGAGGGAATGAAATTTTTTAAGGCAAAAGAGGGTATGGTGAAAATCGGAGGCGATTATTGCTATCCCCTGCCGCGTATCCGCAGAGATTTTGAGGCTATCCGAGCGGAGTGCCACCGAAACGGCATTAAATTCTATTCGGGAGAAAACAGGCTACGCGCAATGGGCGACGATATGTGCTGTTGCGGCATAGACGGTCTGCCCGATTTCAAAGGAAACGATTACAACCTATGTATGCTATTGAACGGTAAAAACCCACAGCCGACGGAACTTATGAAAACAGTCGGGACCGGCGGTTGCTTCAAGGCTCTTAATCAGAGTGCAGGAAGCAGCAGACGACTCACGAAACAGTCCTTTTACGGACTTATGCAGGAGGAATTATCAACAAAACTCGATTATCACAAAAAGGTATTCGGACTTGACGAATAGCCTCTCTCGTGCCGTCGGTGTAACTCCGCCGAATAAAGCGTAAAGGAGGGAGGAAAATGCCAAGCAATACCAATAGCATTGCCCCGTGGGAACGGCAAAAGGGCGAAAGTGAACAGGCGTATGCGGCATTTTCCTTATATCGGGATAAAGGTTTAGACCGCACCCTCATATCGGTTTCAGAGGAGTTGCAGAAAAGTTACACTTTAATCCGCCGTTGGAAAGACCATTGGGATTGGGACGAACGGGTGCGCGAATACGACAACGACACCGAGCGGAAAGCAAAAAAGGAAGCGGAAAAAGGACTACGGGAAATGTATACCCGACAGGTCAAGGTCGCTATGACAATGCAGGCAAAAGCGCTGAAAGCGTTGGATATGCTTGATGTAGAGGCTATGTCGCCGAAAGATATAAAAGAGTATATCAAGATTGCGACGGACCTTGAACGCCTTAACCGCACTATGAGCGCAGGCAAGGCAGACGAAGCGGCGCAGAACACCGAGAGTATAGCGGATATGATAACCTCCGCTTATGAAAAACGCAAAGGAGGCGGCGGAGTATGAGTATGAGCCAAGAGGCGATTTTATTTTACGCCGACCACCCCGTAGAGTTTGTGGAGGATATTCTACGCGCCAAGCCGGACGAACAGCAGGCCGCAATCCTGCGGAGCGTTGCCGCAAATCCTATGACAACGGTGCGAAGCGGACACGGTATCGGCAAATCGGCTGTTGAGGCGTGGATAGTCATTTGGTTTATGATTACTCGCCCCTACCCGAAAATACCTTGCACCGCGCCGACACAGCACCAATTATTCGATATTTTGTGGGCGGAAATAAGCAAGTGGAAGCGTAACAACCCGGTACTCGAAAAGGAACTGATATGGACGAAAGAGAAAATCTACCTCAAAGGACACCAAGAGGAATGGTTTGCAGTCGCCCGAACAGCAACGACCCCGGACGCCTTGCAAGGCTTTCACGCTGAAAATGTACTTTACATTATCGACGAGGCAAGCGGCGTAAAGGACGCTATTTTTGAGCCTGTACTCGGTGCATTGTCAACCGAGGGCGCTCGTCTTCTGATGTGCGGAAACCCGACACAGCTACAAGGCTTTTTCTATGAGAGCCACACGAAGAACAGAGCCTCGTACAGCACCTTCCACGTTGACGGACGAAAGAGCAGCCGCGTATCAAAGGAATATGTTGACCGCATAATCCGAATGTACGGCGAGGACAGCAATGTTTTCCGTGTGCGTGTCGCCGGAGAATTTCCACTCGCCGAGGACGACGTGTTTATCCCGCTTTATCTCCTCGAAAAGTCCATTATGACGGAGTTTTCTCCCCGAAAAAACCCGAATATCCTCCGAATAGGTTGCGACGTTGCCCGTTTCGGCGACGACAAGACCATAATCGGGACGAGAGTTGACGAAAAGGTAACTTTGGAGAAGAAGCGCAACGGGCAGGACACTATGAAGACAGCGGACGACATTGTAATGCTTTACTACGACCTATTGAAACGCTACCCGGACTACAAGGGCAGTATTATCGTCACGGTGGACGACAGCGGCGTAGGCGGCGGCGTTGTGGACCGTTTGAAGCAAATGCAGAGGAACAGCCCCAAGCTGCTCGCTCAAATGCTCATTGTCCCCATTATTTTCGGTCAGCGGATAAAACACAAGTATTATCACGACAGCACCACCTATATGATGTCGTGCGTAAAGGAATTGTTATCGCCGACCGACCAAGACGGCAAGGAAAAGCCGATAGAACTGATTTTACCAAACGACGACGACCTCGTGGCTCAACTGTCGAGCAGAAAATACGCCCTCACGGAAAACAGCAAGGTCAAGGTCGAAAGCAAGGACGCTATGAAGAAGCGCGGAATGCCCTCCCCGGACGAGGGCGACTGCGTATTACTACTTTGTGTGCCTGTAAAGACACCGAAGACGAAAGGAGTACAAGCAAAATGAAACGAATATTATCAATTCTTTTAGCGCTGATTATGCTGTCGCTCACCGCTTGCGGTGCGACACCGAATAAGCAGACGGAAGCAGACCCGCCCGACGGAGAGCGGACGGAGGAATATGAAAGCGTATGCGTCGATATAGGCGTACACGACGACGGATATTATGGTTTAATGGCGAATGTATCAATCCATTACAACGAGGACGGTACGCTCGGTTGGATAACCGTGCTTGACCCGGCTCTGCTCGCCTTTAATGTTTCCTCTACACTCGGTGGAGGCGTTTATGTAATCAACCTCCCGGACGGAAACAAGGCTATCGACGAACTATCCTCTATTTCGGAGGCTCTGAAAGCCGCAGGAATGACCGATTATGCCGAGCGGATAGACGCTGTTATCGCCATTATAGGCTCACCAATCACGCAGGCAAGCACATAAGGAGGGCGGCAGAATGAGCGAAAAGAAACTACCGAGGTACGGCGTAACGATAATCAAAGCGCCGGACGAACGCCCGGTAAAGAAGTCAAACAAAAGCGAGCAGCTTGACGCGAGAGAGGAACTCTCGGCGGCAGATTGGATTTCACCGCCGATTGACCTTATAGGGCTGAAAGAACTCGAAACAGAGTCCTCTATCCTGCCGCAATGTATCAGAGCCTATAAAAATAACATTGCGGGCTTTGGTATCGGCATTAGGTACAAAGACGACATAGAGGAAACGACCGAAATGGCGGCGGAGTACACGCGAGCGGAGGACATCATTCAGTTACTCAATTTGGAGCAGGACACCAAAGAGGTATTCGAGGACTTGATAGAGGCCCGCGAAACCTATGGTATCGCATATCTCGAAGTAATCAGAAACCTTGCGGGCGAAGTTGTGCAGATTGAGTTTATCAAGGACACCCCGACCGTAAAGAAAACAAAGCCGTTAGAACCGTATGTTGATACGGCGTTTTTTTATAAGGGCGACGAAATCACCCGAAAGCGGAAATTTCGGAAGTATTGCCAAGACATTAACGGCAAAACGGTCTATTTTAAGGAATTCGGCGACCCTCGTGTTATGGATAAGCGTAACGGAGAGTATGTCGGCGAGGGCGGGACCGTTGACCTCGACAATCAAGCGAACGAGATTATGGAGTTTGCAATCGGCACAATGCCATACGGCGAGGTGCGTTGGATAGGGCAGATACTCGGCGTAGACGGAAGCCGCAGAGCCGAATATCTGAATAACAACTATTTCAAGAACGGCAGGCATACGCCGCTGATGATACTTATTAAGGGCGGAACGCTCACGGACGACTCTTTTACCAAACTCACGGAGTATATGAACGGTATCAAGGGCGAAGCCGGACAACACGCCTTTATCGTGCTTGAAGCGGAGTCGGTAGACAACCGGGCAGGATTTGACGACGAGCAAAAGCCGGAGATTGAGGTCAAGGACCTTGCCTCTATTCTGCAAAAAGACGAATTATTCCAAGACTACCTCGACAACAACCGCCGCAGGGTGCAGTCCTCTTTTCAGTTGCCCGATTTGTATGTCGGATATACCACCGATTTCAACCGAGCGACCGCACAAACGGCAATGGAAGTCACGGAAAAGCAAGTATTTCAGCCGGAGCGGAAAAGCCTTGCGTGGGCTATCAACAACCGTCTGCTCAACGGCTACAATTTCAAGTATGTTGAAGCATACTTCAAAGAGCCGGACATCAACAACCCGGACGATATGTATAAAATCCTCACCGTCGGCAACAACGCGGGAGGACTGACACCGAACAAAGCGAAAGAGATTATCTATTCTTTGCTCGGCGACAATTACGAGCCTTTCGACGAGGAGTGGGGCGATATTCCCCTCGCATACGCAAAGACACAACAGACGGCGAATTTCCCCGACCTTGCGGCGCAGCTTGAAAAGCAGATAAAGAAAGCCGCCGGAGCGCAGGACGACGCTATCGTGGCAGTAATGAAAGAGGTGCGCTCCCTGCTCGTGAAAATGAGCGAGGAGGCGAAGTGAGTATGTGCAACTGTGAAAAACTGCTGAAAGCGATTGATAATTATATTGCAAAGGCGGACGACGACCTCAAAGACGCTCTAAAAGACGAGGGATATGCCGAGCCGGGAAAGACGGTAAAACGCATATCGGACATTGAGGACGCTATTGCCGAGGCTTTGGAGGAAGAAAGCGACCTGTTTATTACCAATGCGAACACCTGTATCGACGTTGAAACATTCGCCGCAAGGGTGTGGCCCGGAGTGAAACTCGACGACCGCACGGCCGAAAAAATACAGGAGATTTTCATTGAGCAAATGCAGGAGTTTTTACCCGACCTTGTAAAACCGTACCTCAAAAGGACGGACAAGGCGCTCACGCTCACGACCATTTCAAAGCGGACCTCTGCGTGGGTGTCGGAATGGGGCGACCAACTCGGAAAACTGATGAAACTCACCTCGCATACGGAGTTGGAAATGATACTCGACAAAAACCTCAAAGACGGCAAAGGCATACAGGACTTTATATCCGACATTCAGAACAGCGGCATTCGCAACGAGAGATACAGAGCGAGGGCAACCGCCGTTACAGAGGCTTTACGGGCGCACAGCGTAGCGCAGGAAGAAGCCATACAGCAGTCCCCGGCTGTAGAAGAAAAAGAGTGGGTACATACCGGGTCGTATCGAAACGACCCCCGACCAAATCACGAGGCAATGAGCGGTCAGACCGTCCCAAAAGACCAACCGTTTACCCTATACGGCGCAGACGGAGGCGTATATTACCCACAATACCCCCGCGACCCTCTGTTGCCTGCAGGCGAAAGCGTCAACTGTCATTGCATACACCGAGGTATTGTTTCGGAGAATATTCTCGGTTTACCGCTTGCCCGCAGGAAAGAACTGCAAGCCGAGGCAATCGCTGAAATGGACGACGAATGGGAAAAGGAACTCAACGCCCGGAACAAATTAAAAGCAGGGATTTTATAATCCCCTAACTCACGGAAAAAGCGGCGCTATGCGTCGTTTTTTTATGTCGTCCTACGGGACGGCTTTATAACCTTAACACGCACAGAGAGGAGGTGAAAGAAAAATGAATAACGTGCAAAAGGCAATCGCAATTACCGACGCGAGAATATCGTTTGTGTCGCTCGTAGACAAAGCGGCCAATAAAAGGTCATTCCTCATTACGAAAGCGACAGACGGTAAAGCGCAATTCTCCACCTACGGCCGAATTATCAAAGCCGACGCAGAACATCACTTCATTACGGGCATTGTGTATGAGCCGAACACCGAGGACGCTCACGGCAATTTTATGACCGAGGAAGAAATCACCAAAGCGGCATATTGGTACGCAAAGAACGGTAACAATGTGGACCTGCAACACGATTTTGAGGCGCTTGAAAACGCCGACGTCGTGGAAAGTTGGGTAGCAAAGGCAGATTTCAAAATCGGTGAGGAAACCGTGAAAAAAGGCACTTGGCTAATGACGGTCGAAGTAACTGATGATGATATATGGGACGCCGTTCAGAAAGGCGAAATCACAGGCTTTTCTATGGGCGGCGTTGGAAAATACGATACGGAGGACACGGATTTGGAGAATGTCGAAAAAGGCGGCACACCCGCCACAAACGAGCAGGCCGAACGCAAGGGCATTTTTAAGAAACTCGCCACTATGTTTGGCTTTGATGTCGTCGAAAAGGGCGAAATGAAAGACGAATACGAGAAGCGCAATAAGGCGTCTTCTTTTTGGAACGCTTTTTATACCCTCGAAGACATACTCTACCGCTACGACTACTCGCAGGACCGTTGGAGTTTTGAAAACGACGAGCAGACCATTAGGGAGGCACTGTTGGATTTTAATAACATTATCTCCGACATTCTCGCAGGAAGCGGTATTGCGAAATCGCTCGCCCCCTCAAAGGGCGAAATGAGCGCCGGAAGAAAAACGGCGCTTGAAAATATCCAAAAATCAGTCGGCACAATTCTCGCCGACGCAAACAACGAAACGGAGGAAATCGAAATGACAAAAACCGAAATCGAGAAAATCGTTGCGGACGCTGTCGCAAAGAGCCTCAACGCTCCTGCGGCCGGCGAAGCAGCACCCGAAACCCCTGCGGCCCCGGAAACCGAAACTCCTGCCGCTCCCGCTGAAATTACCCCGGAGAGCGTTCAGAAAATGGTTAACGAGGCTGTGAAAAAGGCTCTCACCCCGGAAACCGAGGAGAAGCCTCTCACCGCCGAGGACGTGCAGAAGTGCGTCAATGAGGCTGTAAAAAAGGCCATTGAGCCTATTATGAAATCCCGCGCTCTGCCTACCTCTATCGGCGGCGACGGCGAGGGACAGGTCGAAAAATCCGGCGAACAGCACTATCTCGCCGGAATTCTTTAATTCACAAGGAGGACAAACACTATGAACAACAATGCAAGTATTGTCAAAGACGCAATCAAGACTGGGACGCTCACAAACGGATTGCTCAATCCCGAACAGTCCCGCCGCTTTTTGCAGCAGACTTTTGACGCAACCCCGCTCGGCGCACTCGTTCGTCACGAAATCCGCAGAGCAAAGACGGGCGAAATCGACAAAATCGGTATCGCCTCTCGTATCATTCGCCGCAAGACTGAAAATGCCGACGACGGCTACCGCGCAAGCGTAAAGACCTCTGCGGTAAACTACTCCACCACCGCAGTCAGACTGCCGTGGGAAATCACCGAGGAAACTCTCCGCGAGAATATCGAGGGCGAGGGCTTTGAGGCGACGGTCACCAACCTTATGACCCGTCAGCTCGGCGTAGACCTTGAAGACCTCTACCTCAACGGCGACGAAAGCACAAAGGACGCAGCTGCTTTCTCGGCTACTGCGGCATACTCTGTCGGCGATAAGGTTACTTACGACGGCGGGCTGTATGTATTCACCGCCGCTCATACCGCCGGAGCGTGGAACTCGGCACAGGTTAAGGAACTCGGTGCGGCCGGTGATGTTGATTTCTTGAAAATCAATGACGGTTGGATTAAGCAGATTAAGGCAGGCGGACACATCTACGACGCTTCCTCTGCTTCATCTATGAGCCTTGACATTTTCTACAAGACCCTTGCCGCTATGCCGAACAAGTACAACAACGGCAAACTCCGTTGGATTATGTCACCTCACAGAGCGCAGGAATGGGAACTGTTCTTGATGAACAAGGTTATCGGTGCAGGCGGCGCAGTACCCGACAATGTATACACCGCTCCTGCAAAAATCCCCACCGTCGAAGTACCCGCACTTTCGGACGACGTTATCCTGCTCACCGACCCGAAGAACCTTATTGTGGTAAACACCTATGATGTTAAAATCCGCAAGACGAACGAGGGCAAGGAGGCAATTATGATGGATAAGCGCTTCTACACTACCCACCTTGACTTTGACCCGATTATCGAGGAAACCGACGCAACCGCAATCATCACCAATTTGAAGTAAAGGAGGAGGGGTGACGCTATGTATCATTTGAGAATGATTAAAGGTCGTTCGTACACGAGCGACGCTTTCAGAGCAACTGCAAAATATCCCGACGTTTACACCGAGGACGAGCAGGCGGTAATCGCCGCACTCAATTCGGGACACTTTGCAAAAATCGAGGACGAAACCGTAACCGACACTCCCGGCACGGAGGACGAGGCTCACCTCGACAAAGAGGACCTTAACAAAATGACGGTCGCCAACCTCACCAAACTCGCAAAGGATATGGGGATTGACACAAAGGATATGAAGAAAGCCGAACTTATTGAGGCTATCTCCGCGCAGAGCGTCGCCCCCGGCCCGGAAACTTCTGCCGATTACGGTGAGGAAGACTGATAACGAGGAAAGGAGGGTGTGTTATGGCTGAAAGACCGTGGGCTACCCCGGAGGAAGTCAAAGAATACACCGACTATCCCTCTGTCAAGAAGCGCGACGACGCAAAACTCAAAATCGACATAACGAGAGCGGAACAGTATGTTATTTCATACACGAATAACAAGTTTGAGGACTACGAAACGGTCCCCGAACAGGTCAAAACGGCCGTTATTCTTGTAGCGGAGGCGTTTGCCTATAACACAGCGCTCACATCACGGGAAATGAAATCGGAGCAATTCGACGACTATTCCTACACGGTGTCGGACGCAGGACCGATTGACATATCGGGACTCGGACTCGGCTCTCTGCTTGAAGATTTTTGCGTTTCGGAGGCAAAGCGCGGCGTAACCCTCCGAATGAGAGCATTGTGAGGAGGACGGGCTATGAGCATTGAGGCATTGTTCGACCACACTTGCGATATTTACCATATCGTAGAGGGCGAAAACAACCCCGGCTACAACTTGCCCTCCTCTCCCTCGTTTTCCTATCCCTCTGTTGCCGACGAGAATGGCGTACAATGCCATTTTACCATTAGGGTAGGAAATAATACCTCTATGGTGCAAAACGAGCCACAGAACGAATATTCGGCGCGTATCAAGTTGAATTTACCCGTCGGGACAGATATAAGACTGCACGACAAGGTCGTAGATTGCGACACGAAACTCGAATATACCGCCGTAACACCTCCTCGAAACATACGAGGAAATCACAGTATCGTTTACATTGAGAGGACACGGGAGCAGAAACCGCTATGAAGTATGTCGATTTTGATACCGCCGGAGCGGATAAATTTTTCGACGCACTCGAAGCGGCCGCACGGGGCGGATTTCGCAAGGAATTGGAACTGTTCTTGGAGGGACTCGGCAACGAATTCTTGAAATATGTTCAAGACGAGATTGTGCGCCGCAAAGTGCTTGACACGCGCTTATTACTCGCCTCTTTCCACAAAGGTAACGGCGACAACCTATGGGAACTGACGGAGGGAAACCTCACGCTCGAAGTCGGCTCGACACTCGAATACGCAGGATATGTGAATGACGGACATTGGACCAACCCCAAAGGCGTAGACAGGCGGTTTGTCCCCGGCTATTGGCAGGGCGACCGCTTTATATACGACCCGACGGCGGAGGGCGGTATGGTGTTAAAGCAGCATTTTGTAGACGGAAAACCCTACTTTGACTCCGCTTTACGCATACTCGATAAAATACTCCCGGAATTCCTTGACAATAAGCTGCAAGAGTGGCTTGACAATTACTTTTAGCGGAGGTGGTACAAATGCTTGAACAGGAAATAGCAAGCATTATCAAATTCACGCTCGACAGCGCGGGCAACCCTGCACCGTACTACAACGAGGTGAAAGAGAATTTTATCGTTCCGTCGTGCTATTTTCCGTCGCCGGAGATTGACACCGACGGCGAAACATTCCGCACCTACCGACTGCATTACACTTGGTTTATCAAATTCTTTCACAAGACTACGGAGGACTCCTACGCTATGGCGTTGAGAGTCCTCCTTGCTTTGAAAGGTGCGAGAAACCTTGTACCGCTTATCGGTACGGACGGAAAGAAGACGGGCGACGGACTGCGTATCAATGACCCGGAATTGAAAAAAGTCGATAGCGGCGTTTACCAAATCAAAATCGAATGGGACAGCCGCCGGCCGTACAACGACCCGGAATATCTGTATATGCAGGACTATCACATTGAGGGGTGGAGCAACCCGGATATATACCTCGAAAGGAAATTTACGGCGGAGGTACTCTCGGAAATAGAGTCCTATGTTGCAAATTATCATACCACCGAGGGCAAAGCCGGGACCTATCCACCGAAGAAATAGGAGGCTATCAAAATGGCAAAAGAAACTAATGCCGCCGTCGAAAAGGCGGAGGCGACACCCAAGTTTACCATTGAGAAACTCCGCGAGAACTGCTATGCCGTTTTCGGCATTTCCAAAAGCACTTTTGACGGAGCGACTTATGGACTCGACGGCGAATATACCGTCGAAGAAATGAAAACCGCCATTGAAAAATGGCAGAATAAGGAGGCAAAATAACTATGGCAGGCGGAAGATTTGACAAACTCGCAGGCAAGGTCAGACCCGGCACGTATATCAACTTTGAAAGCACACGTGTCGGAACTGTCGGAGTCAGCGAGAGGGGTATCGTAGTAATGCCGTTTATCGGTCACGACTACGGCCCTGCAAAAGAATTTATCCACATCACTAACGCCGCACCCGACGCAGAGAGCGCAAAACTCGGTCATAGCATTTATGACGACAACACCAATATGCTCCTCGTCCGTGAGGCGTTGAAAAATGCGTCGGAGGTGTATATCTACATTGCCGCCGCAGCAGGCACAAAGGCAACAGGAACGGGCGGCGGTGTAAAGGGTACGGCTCGTTACGGCGGCTCACGCGGCAACAAACTCGCTTATGCGATTGCCGCAAACCCGGTGAGCGGCTTTGACATCACCGTAACGCTCGACGGGGCGACCGTCAATCTTTATGAGGGCGTAGCGACTATTGCAGACCTCGTCGCAAAGAACGACGCATATATCACATTTGAGGCGGCGTCCGACTCGTCCACTCTTGCGGCCGTTGCGGGTGTAACCCTCGCGAACGGCGCAAACGGAGTAAGCGCCAACAATGATGTAACAGCATTCCTTGACGCTATCGAGGGCGTTAAGTTTAATGCGCTCTGCTTCCCGTCCACCGAAACTACGCTCTGCGCCGCCGCAAAGAGCAAAATTAAGTATCTGCGCGAGAATGTCGGCAAGGGCGTAATCGGTGTACTCGCAAACACAGCGGCAGACTATGAGGGCATTATCAATGTCACGAACGGCGTTGTCGTAGACGGTCACACCCTCACAGCAGCGCAGGCAACCGCTTGGGTAGCCGGAGCAACCGCCGGAGCGACCTATGTGCAGAGCAACACCTACAAGCAATACGACGGGGCGACCGCCATTAACGGCGTTAAGACTCACGAGGCGGCTGTTGCCGCTATTCAGAACGGCGAATTTTTCTTCTCGTACTCCGAGGAGGGCAAAGTCGTCGCAGAATACGACATTAACAGCCTCGTAACATTCACGGACAAGAAAGACGACACCTACCGTAAAAACCGCGTTATCCGCGTGTTTGACACCTTTGCGGAGAGTGTGCAGCTTAATTTCCCGCCCAATAAGTACCCGAACTCCCCGGACGGTTGGGATGTTATGGAGGGCGTAGGTCGCTCTATTCTCAAACAGTTTGCGGACGCAGGAGCAATCAAAAATGTTGACTACGACAACGATTTTCTCGTAGACCGTGAAAAGAGTGTCGGCGACGAAACATATTTCAACGTCGGACTCGAAGCGGTTGACAGCGCCGAGAAACTCTACTTTACCGTAGCGACAAGATAAGGAGGACGACGCAATGAGTATGAAGTATAACAAAAATCCTATCTCTCTGCGCGAGGGAAAGGTGTTCATTGACGGCATAGAGGTGCTTGACAGCGTTAAATGCGACATCAAGTTTACCCCCGACGTGTGGAGCGGCAAAGTAATCGGCGAGAGAACGCCGAGCAGCCGTTGGCTCGGATATGCGGTAACGGGTAGCATTACCCGCCGCCGCTCTACTCCGTGGCTCAAAGAGAAGATTGCCGAGTATAAGAAAAACGGCTCTACGCCGGAAATGACTATACAGGGCATTATGAACGACGAGAACAGCGACTACTACAAGGACAACGGCAATGACACCGTAACTTGTGTTGGGTGCGTTCTAACGGGCGACATTCCCCTCACCGCACTTGACAGCGCAGGCGAGGTTGTTGACGACGCTATTTCGTTCAACGCAAAGGATATTGTCTGATAACGATTGAAGCCCCTCCGCCCTATGACGGAGGGGTATTTCATTATTCAAAAAACATAAAGGAGATTTACCGCTATGGCAAAGAAAGACTTGAAGTGGTTTATGCGTGAGCATAAGCAGGAAATTATCACCGTAAAAGGCCCGGACACCATTAAGGACGACGAGGGCAATGTTATCGAACTCGAAATCAAGGTGCTTTCGCAGGAGGAAATCACCCGCATTAACGACGCTTACAGAAAGCGCACTATCGCCACCGATAAAAAGGGTAACCCCTATATCAATAACGGCGAGGTGGTATTCAAAACCGAGAGGGACAGCGCAAAGGCGACCCGTCACATCATTGTGGAGGCGTTGCAGTACCCCAACCTCAAAGACGAGGAACTGATGAAGTATTACGGTTGCGTAGATGTGACCGATATGCCGCTCAAAGTTTTTCCGTCCCCGGAGGAATTTCAGCACGTTTCCCGCGTTGTTTTTGCGGCGCTCGGTATCGGCTCTTTCACCGACGAGGACGAGGCTGATACTACGGTAGACGAAGCAAAAAACTAATCTCCCGCGAGGGGTCTGACGGCTTTTGGGCGCACATTTTATGGCAAAAACATAATCTGCGCCCGGAAGAATTCGAGGCTATGTCGGCACGTAAACGAGCGTTCTATATCGCCTCGGAAATCAAAGCCGCAGAGGACTCCCGTGGGAAATAAAGAAAGGAGGCGGAATGAGTGGCAAGTATATCGGCAAAGTTTAAGCTGATTGATGAAATGTCCGCCAAACTCGACAAAATCGCACAGAGCGGGCGCTCTGCTCTATCCCAATGGGAAAAAGCGGGAGCGGCTATCGACGCGGCGTTTGACGGTGCGGCGACCGAAACCGCACAGACGGCGCAATCTATCAATACATCTACTGACGCAGTTGATAAATTCGGCGAAGCGACCGCACGAGCGGCAGACAAAGCCGACGAATTCACGGCGGCAATGGACGAAATGGAGAACGCCACAAACGCCGCCTCCACCGCTTCTGATGAACTCGCCTCCGCCGGGAACGAAACCGAGGAGGCACTCAACGGCGTTACAGAGTCGAGCGAACGGGCCGGCAAAAAGGTCAAGGACTATGGAGAGGAAAACGAGGAGGCGGGCCGGAAATCAAAGAAATTCGGTGAGGAAACAACCGAGGCTATCCAATCTATCGAGGACCTGCTAATTACTGTCGGCATTACAAAACTGCTCAAAGGTATCGGCGACGCTTTTGTAGACTGCGTGGGCGACGCTATCGAATTTGAAAGCGCAATCACGGGTGTTTATAAGACCGTTGACGGTACGCCGGAGCAGTTAGCGCAGATTTCGGACGAAGTAAAGGACCTTGCGCTGAACATACCCGCCACAACGACGGAAATTGCGGCAGTAGCAGAGGCCGCCGGACAGTTGGGCATTGCAACGGAAAATGTTATGGCGTTTTCAGAGGTTATGATAAACCTCGGTGAAGCAACAAACCTCACCTCTGACGAAGCAGCGTCGGCTCTTGCGAAGTTTACTAACATTACAGGTACATCAGCGGAAGAATACGAAAACCTCGGCTCGACTATCGTTGCACTCGGTAACAATTTCGCCACAACAGAGGCAGATATTGTCGCAATGTCAACCCGTATGGCTTCCGCCGGAACGCTCGCAGGAATGACGGAAAGCGACATTTTAGCACTTGCGGCGAGCCTGTCGTCCGTAGGTATTGAAGCAGACGCGGGCGGCTCGTCTATGTCAACGCTTATTTCAAAAATGCAACTTGCGGTAGAAACCGGGAACGAGCAACTCGAACAGTTTGCGTCGGTTGCCGGGTATTCCGCAGACGAATTTACGAAAAAGTGGGGCGAGGACGCGGCACAAGCACTGTATGCGTTTATCGCAGGACTGCAAGACACCGAGAGAAACGGAATGTCGGCCACGGCTGTACTCGACGATATGGGTATAACCGAAATTCGCCTTTCCAACGCTATTAAGGCGCTGTCGAACAACAGCGACAGCCTCGGTCAAGCGCTCACATTTGCAAACGGCGCGTGGGAGGAAAACACCGCACTTGCAACAGAAGCAAATACACGATATTCGACGCTCGAAAGCAAACTCGGAATGACAAAGAACGCCGCAAACAATTTGAGTATTGCTGTGGGTGATGTATTCACTCCGACGATTTCAAAGGCGGCAGGCGTAGGTCGTTCGATTTTGACGGGGCTGACCGACTTTGTAAAGTCAAACCCGACCGTAGTAAAAGGCGTTGCGGCAATTACTATCGGTGTAGGCGCATTTACCGCCGCTATTGTGGCATATACCGTCGCAACAAAGGCGGCAAAAGTGGCGCAGGCGGCGCTGAACGCCGTGCAACTCGCTAACCCCTACTACCTTGTAGGAGCGGCTATTGCAGCTGTTACAATAGGCATTGTTGCCTTTGCCGCTTCTATGTCGGACGCACAGAGCAAAAGCCAAGAATTGTCCGCAGCTTCAAAGAAGCAGGAAGAACAACTCAAATCGCTTGAAGCGGAGTACAAAACTGCTTGCGACACATACGGTGAAACCTCATATCAAGCGCAGGAACTGTCGTGGAAAATTGAGAGCCTTTCGGCAGAGTATGAGGCGAGCAAACAGACCGTACAGGAATTCTATGACTCACTCGAACAAACCCACAAAGAGTATGAGGAGATGTGTGCAAGGCACGACGAAACTATCGAAAAAGCGAACAAAGAAAGTGCGAGCATTATGTCGCTTGCTTTCAGACTTGAAACTCTCGCTGAAAAGACGAATGTTTCAGCCGGAGAGCAGGAAGAAATCCTCGCTATTATTCAGCGCCTCAATCAAGAAGTGCCGGACCTTTCGCTGTCGTACGATAAGTTATCGCACAGTTTTTCCACATCTGCCGACGCAATAGTTAGCCTTGCAAAAGCCGAGGCGACATCAAGAAAGCAAAAGGCTCTTTATGAGTCTCTTGTTGAGCAGATGTCGGAACTCGACGTACTCGAAGAGAAGAGAACGCAGGCGCTACAACAGCAAGCCTCGGAGCAGGAAAAAGTCAATGCGCTTGTAAACAGCTCAAAATACAAGCAAATGATGGACGAGGTCAAGAGCGTTGGAGACGAGGTATCGGGCAGAAATTACGCCTCGAAATGGGCGTCTTTCTCCGATGAAATCAATAAGGCTAACGAGGCTTTGGCAAAAGCCAACGGAGCAGTAGAACAAGCAACCGAAGACTACGACAACTGTTCAGATAAAATAGACGAGATAAAAGGAAAACTCGTTGAATTATCAGGCGGAATAGATGAGTCAAGCGATAAAATGCTTACCTACGAGCAGGCAGTCGAAAAATCGCTATCAAGCGTCAGCGCGCAGATTACGGAACTCTGTCAGAAGTACGACGAGGCATACGAAGCGGCCCGCGAGAGCATTGACGGTCAGATAGGTTTGTTCGACAAAATCGTAGTCAAAGCAGAGTTATCTATCGCTGATATGCAAGGGGCGTGGGAAAGCCAAATCCTTTACCTCACCTCTTATACGGAAAATCTCAAAAAGGCTATGGATTTCGGGCTTGATAGTTCGTTGGTAGAGAAATTGTCCGACGGCAGCGAGGAGAGCGCGGCTCAACTCGACACTATCATCAGCAAGGTTGAGAGCCTCGGAGGGAAAACCGAAGCGGCAAAGAAGTTTGTGGACGACTTTAACGCAAAATTCAGAGAGGTAGAAAAGGCAAAGGACGATTTCGCCGAACAGGTAGCCGACATTGAAACGGATTTCACCGGGACAATGAAAGCCCTCGAAGACCAACTCGACAGCACCATAGACGAAATGAATATGGAGGCGGACGCAGCTGCGGCGGCAAAGGCAACAATGCACGGCTATATCTCCGAGATAATCGCCGGAGGAAACTCGGCTGTTGCGGCGGCGGCAGACGCGGCGGCAAGAGTCAGAGCGGCTCTGCAATCGGGCGTTGCTACTACTGCGTCGGGCGGCGGTTGGACCTCATACGCAGACGCGGCGGCAGCGGGTCATTCAAACATTCGCACGGCTACTGAATTTGCAAGAGGCGGCGCAGACAAGAACAAATACGGCTCTTACCAAAACTACCTTGACGCAATGTATAAGCAGTATGGCGGATATGCAGAGGGTACGGATTACGCCGTAGCAGGCTTGAAACTCGTCGGCGAACACGGCCCCGAACTCGTCGAATTTGCAGGAGGCGAAAAAGTCTACACCGCTGACGAAACCGAGGGTATTCTCGCAAGGTCGGCGGCAAAGGAATTCTACGCTACGCCGCAGGGCGATATAGGCAAGTCGGAAACGCCGAAAGACAGCGACGGTCCGAAGATTATCAGACTTGAAATCAACGGAGCGGGCGCAATCGAGGTTGACGAGAACGTGGACGAGGCAACGGTCGTTGCAATTATGCAACAGCACCTCAAACCCGTACTCACGAGCATTGTCAAGCAGGAAATCTACGAGGAGGGAGATTTGTCCTATGATTATTAAAAACAAATATGAAGTATGGATTACATTCAATGGAGAGAAAGAGAAAATCCGACTCCCCGTTCTCCCGGAAGAATTCAATATGTCTATGGGGTCGAAAGACCAAAGCGTAGATATTATCGGACTCGGAGAAATTCTCGTAGCGCAAAGCAGGCCGGCGACGGAATTCAGTTTTTCGTCATTTCTCCCGGCGGCAACATTCCCCGGTATTCAATTTCCGCGCATTTACGAGCCAAAGACCATTCGTGACAAACTTATCGGGTGGAAGAACAGCAAAAAGCCCGTACATTTGATAATTACGGGCTTGAATGTTGATTGTTATTGCCGTATCACCAAATTTCAGCCAACGGAAAAAGGCGGAGATGTAGGAACGGTGCATTACTCGATAGCGTTCAAAGAATACCGGGAAACAAAAGTCCGTCAAGTCAAAGTTGAGGTCAAAACAGCGACGGCTACGGTGTCGTCAAACACGGCGCGGACAGATAATACCACACCGCCGAAGACCTACACTGTGAAGCGCGGCGACTGCCTGTGGAATATCGCAAAACGCTTTCTCGGAAGCGGAGCGAAGTACACGCAGATATACAACCTCAACCGCGATAAGATAAAAAACCCGAACTTGATTTATGTAGGGCAAGTCCTTACATTGCCGTGATAAAGGAGGGGTTTTATGCCGGACGGAGTTAATCTCATTGTTATCAAAGGGTCGCAGGGCTACGACGTTACAGACCTTGTGCAACAGGTAAAGTGGAGCGGGAGGAAAGGCTCGTCCTCCCGCTATATAGAGGTGTCAATGCTCGACGACGAGGACCGGGCAGACCGGGCAAATATCGACGTCGAAAAAGGACATCAATGTATTTTTAGCTGCAACGGAGCGGAACTGTTCAGAGGTATTATTATGCGCCTACAACAGACCGGGCGGAAGCAACTCACATTTAAGGCTTATGACAACGGTATCTACCTCGCAAACAACAAAGATACATTCAATTACAGCAACAAAACATTGAGCGAAATTTTCAAAGATGTATGCTCACGATTTGGTATGCCGTATTCGGAATGTACCGACACCAATTACAGAATACCCGAACTCACAAAGCCGAAAACGACCGCCTTTGACGCGCTCTGCGACGCTATGAGCCAAACATACGCGACAAGCGGGCAAAGATACTATATCGACTCTCAAAAAGGCTCTCTGCGCCTTTTGCGGCGGCGAGAGAATGTTATGCAATGGGTAATTGAGCCTAATTCAAACTTAATCTCGTACACGAACAGCATTTCGATAGAGAAAGTTAGAACGAGGGTCAAGCTGCTCTCCGACGAGGGGACCGTACTCGCAGAAAAGTCAAATCCAACGCTCGAAAAGGCTATCGGCGTTATGCAGGACATTGACAACCCGGACGAAACCCTCAATTCGGCGCAACTTCAAGCGCTTGTGTCAAGTATGCTCGCAGAAAAGAGCGCCCCGGAGCGCTCGCTCAAAGTTGACGCTTTGGGAATTCCCGAAGTAATCGCCGGACTCGGCGTATTCGTGGTTATTCCGTCGCTGAACATATCAAAAACCTACTATGTAGACGAGGACACGCATATTTTCAAGGACAACTACCACAAAATGAGCCTCACGCTCAATCTTGCGAACGACTCCGAATATGACAAATCCAAAAACAGCACCGCACAGCAAAGCGGCGGCAGCTACAAAGTCGGTGATGTGGTGAACTTCAACGGCGGAAATCATTACATTTCGTCCGTTTCGTCCTCGCCTGTCGGCGGAACGAGAAAAGGCGGAAAAGCAAAAATCACATACACAGCACCCGGCGCAAAGCACCCATATCACCTCGTCGGCGGAGCATACAACAACCTCGGAGGGAGTTGCAATGTCTACGGTTGGGTCGATAGCGGGTCATTCAGTTAAAGGAGGCAGACTATGGCGAACAATACCCCGGAAGAAAGCACAAGCATTAAGGGACTGTTTCAAGGACTTATCCCCGACGCTTGCGGCGTAATTCAAGGGACCGTCACCTCGGTTTCCCCTCTTTCTATTCGTGTAGTGAACGACGAAAAACTTACCCTCAACGCCTCGATACTGATTGTACCGAAGCATTTGACGGACTATACGGCTACGGTCGATATAGTGCAAGGGAAAGGCTCTGTCAACAGCAAGACGGCGACAGACGGCGGACACACGCACAAATACAACGGCAACACCGAGAACGGCGGAGAGCCGGACCATAATCACGGGTACAAAGGCACGACGGAGGAAACAAAGCACTCCCACAGCCTTGCGTCATTCAATATCTACAAGGCGACTATGACGGTTTACAATGCGTTGAAAGTCGGTGAAAAGGTACACCTCCTCTCCTTTGACAACGGCAAAAAATACTATGTTTTGGATAGGGTGGTGTGATTATGGAAAGCGTATTTATCCCTATACCCGTAACGGAGGTTACGGAAGCACAGGAGAAACCGTCGCTGACCTACAAACTCGACCTCGACAAAGGGCGAATAGTGGGGACGGTAGACGGACTCGAAGCAGTAAATCAAGCAATACGGAAAGCGATTATTACACCCCGGTTTAAGTGCTTGATTTACGATAATCAGTATGGCAGCGAAATAGAGGCTACGGTGATAGACAAAGACGCTACGCCGGAACTCATAGAGGCTGTTATCCCCGGCTTTGTAAAAGACGCACTCAAACCCGACACTCGAATATTAAAGGTCTACGACTTTGCATTTGAGTTTAAGGGAGAGAGCGCGTATATCTTTTTCAGAGCCGACACTATTTTCGGCGAAACCGAATTCGAGGAGGTGATTTGATGTTTTCGGAAGAGTACACATACGAGCGACTTTTACAAGATGTCCTCGACAATGCGCCGGAGGGCATAGACACCCGACAAGGCAGTATATTCTACGACGCAATATCAGGCGTTTTAATGAAAGTTGCAAAACTCTATGTTGATATTGATATGATTGCCGAACTTGTTTATATCGACAGCGCAACGGGCGACTACCTCGACCGCAAGGCGTCGGAACATTCCGTAACACGCCTGCCCGCCACCTGTGCGAAATACTATGTTACATTTGAGGGCGTAACCCCCGACCTCGGAGAGCGGTTTTATACCGACGGCCTGTATTTTGTGTTAAAGCAGGACGACGAGGAGCGGCATTACCTCGAAGCGGAGGAAGCAGGAACGGGCGCAAACGGCGTTTACAGCGGTACGGCCGCAATCCCGGTTAATAATATACCAGGTCTAACCGCCGCAACATTCGGCGCGGCAGCGGAACTCAGCTCGGACGAAGAAAGCGACGACGCACTCCGTGAAAGACTACGCGAGAAAATGTCGGGACCTGCAGAAAACGGAAACAGACAGCATTACAGAACGTGGTGCGAGGAGGTAGACGGCGTAGGCAGAGCGAGAATTATCCCGCTTTGGAACGGCCCGAACACGGTCAAGGGCATTATTATTGACCCAAACGGTTTGCCGGCCGGCAATGCCGTCATTGAGCGTGTGCAGGAATATATAGACCCGGACGAAGATAACGACGGAGAGGGCGACGGACTCGGCGAGGGTGTTGCAAATCTCGGCGCACATTTTACGGCGGTCAGCCCGACAAAATGCACTATAAATGTGTCGTTCAATGCCGTACTGACAGGCGGAGCAACACAACAGCAGGCGGCTGAGGAAGCACGGACGGCTATCGCAAACTACCTTAAAGACCTCACGCTCAACACGGAGGACGAGGAGAATATTGTGGTGCGTATTTCCGCCGTCGGCGCTATTATCAACGGTCTATCTTCTATTATCGACTACAATAACCTTACCTTTAACGGCGAAACGTCAAACATTGAGCCGAGCAAGGAAGCGGTTGCGGTCGTTGGGGAGGTGACGGTGAGTGTATTATAGCAATGGATTTGACAGCGCCTATGAGGAACTTATCACCTTTTACCCTGTTTTTTACCGTGATGTTTTTGAAATGCGAGCGATACTTGAAGCCGAGGGAAAAATCATTGACGAAGCAACGGCGACGATAAACGGCGTAATCGAAAACTCATTCGTAGAGTCAGCGGACGAGGCAACGATAACACGCCTCGAAGCGTGGTTACACTTGCAGACTGACAAGAGCCGCCCTTTGGAGGAGCGCAGGAGGCTCGTATATTCGTTTTTTGTTGGCTTTGGTAAATTATCCGCCTCGAAGTTAAAAGAGGCTCTGCGAGCGTTCACGGGCGCTGACAGCAACATTTATTTCAAACCGACGGACGAAGCGGGCAACAACACGCTCATTATCGAAATGGAGCGCGGCGAAAATGCGGACATAAGTTATTCCGATATTAAAACCGTACTCGATAAAAAGATACCCGCCCACATTGCCTATAAAGCGTTTGTTACCTACTCCGCCGCTATCGCAATATCAAAGCGGAGGACAAACTACAAACACGAATACAGGCTATGCGGTTTAGAGCCGGATATTGCCCTGCTTGGCAAAAAGCAAACGAAAACCTCGGTAACAGAGAGCGACGCAGCCGCAGAGAGTTACGGCACGGACTATCGTTACTGTGGAACTGCGTTGGCGGGCAATGTTTGAGAAAGGAGGAGCAGGCTATGTTTTGGAAAGACGAATTTCTTGCAAAGCGCAGAGCCGAATGGTTGCGAAGCCTTGACCGATTTCAGTATTTGACAAACGGCGAATGGAAAGACGCTGTTATCACGGAGAAAAATGTCGAGGGCAATGCAATCAAAATCACGACCGTAACGAACGACGACGCAAGCGCCGCCAATATTACGGGAGTGCGTATTCTCGACCGGGACGGCATTGTAGCCGGACAGTTGACCGAGAATATCGAAAAGAAAGCAACGCAGGGCGTTTTGACGCTTTGGGAATTCCCGCTATACGAAATCGAATAGGAGGTGAACAGAATTGTATAGTATTCTCATTTGGAAAGACCACTCAATCAACCCGAACAACACCTACACAGTCAAGGAGAATTCTGACGGTACTGTAACGCTCACCCCATATGGGACCGTGTTACAACAGGGTACGAATATGTCGGCTACTAACTTCAACAATATGGAGTTTGGAATTGCGGACGCAGACCTCGCCGCCCGAATTCTTACTATTGCCGCGAGGGACGCAAACGACCGTCTGACTGCAAATGCGGCTGACATTACCGCCGCAGTCGCCGCATACACAAAAGAGTTTGCGGTGGAAGAAAAGACGATCACCCTCACCAACTCCGCAGGCTATCCGTTTAATAATTCCGTGCAGACCGTGAGTATGACCCCTGTGCGGAAAAACAAAAACTACCTTGTAGAATACAGCATTACAACGAAGAACGGCAATGTCGGAGAGGTTGAAATCTCTGACAAGCAGCTCAACGGTTTTAAGGTTGCATTTACGGGCAGTGCAAAGAGCGTAACGCTCAAATTATTTATCAAAGGAGGAACAATCTAATGATTATCGTAGAAAAGAATGTCGGCCCGAAAATCGGGTATGAGGTAAACAACAAAGCCGTGTGCCTCGACGACGACCTCACAATCAATCTTGCAAAGCGTCAGAAAGACTGGCCCGTGCATATCGACGTGTGTAGCGACGAGGACGGCGCACTCGTTATCGGTGCGGAAAGCGGTCATTTCTATGTGGTGCAGTTTGATATTCCTGCAACGGAATACAGCGAGCCGGAAACCGAGGAGGAAACTCCGACCGCTCTGCCGCTTGATATGGAAAAAGTCACAATGACTTTGTGGGCGCTCGAAAACCGCCCTACGGAAGAATAAGGAGGAATAAGCAATGAGTAATTTTGACCTTACGGGGCTTGCCGTTAGTTCGGTATTCCCGACAAACAAAGTAATCACCGACGACAAGGGACTCCCCTCGGTTATGGTGTATATTCCGAAATTTAAGATGTCAGACGTTATCACGGGCGGAAGCAACAGCGTACACCCGGCGTTTATCGTAGACGGCGTTGAGAAGAACGGTATCTACATCTCGAAGTATCAGAACAAGGTATACGACGGTCGTGCGTACTCCCTCCCCGGAGAAGACCCGACCACAGGTATCAACTTTGATAATTCTATCGCCCGCTGCACCGCAAAGGGTGCGGGGTGGCACTTAATGACTGCTATGGAATGGGGTGCTATCGCCTTGTGGTGCAAGAAAAACGGTTGGTTGCCCTACGGCAATAACAACTACGGCAAGGACACACGCGAGAGCCTCTATAAAGCAGTACCGACGCTCTACGGCTCTGACGGCAAAATTAACCGCGTAGCAACAGGCACAGGCCCAGTCGAATGGAGTCATAATAAGCAGCTCGACGGTATATACGACCTCAACGGAAATGTAAATGAGTGGGTCGGCGGTATGCGTCTTGTCAAGGGTGAATTACAAATCCTTGAAAACAACAACGCCGCAAACGGAAGTAACTCGCAGACGGCAACCTCGGCGCAATGGAAAGCGATTGACGGAACGACGGGTGAACTCATTACGCCGAACGGGACAGGCACGACCGAAAACTCCCTCAAACTCGATTATGTGTCGAGCAAATGGAAGTGGATTACGGGTACGATTTCGGCGCAGGCGGACGAATACAAATCCTGCACTTTCGTCAATGTCAGCGCCGACGACAATGTATGTGCGGAGGCAAAGGAACTCCTTTACGCCCTCGTAATGCTCCCCGACGACACCTCATTTAACTATGAGAGCGACTACTTCTATGCCAACAACGGCAACGCGGAGCGGTCGCCGTTTCGTGGTGGCGGCTGGGGCAACGGGTCGTATGCGGGCGTGTTCTGCTCGGGTTTGTCTGGCGGGCGCTCGAATACGCCCAGCCTTCTCGGCTTCCGCTCCGCTTTTTATGATTAACTGATAACTGCATACTGAACGACTGACGGGAGGGGCGGTAGCCCCTCCCTATTTCGTTAGAAAGGAAAGGCTATGGATATTGAGAAAATCAATTATGGCAAAGACACAACCTCTTTTATTCTCAAAGAAAAGATTGCCGATATGATAGCATACGGCAAGCCTGCCGTAGACAACTTTCCGAGGAGAGAGCGGCAGACCGCCGACGAGATACGGGCAACTATGCTGAATATGCTCCGACTGTCTATCAAGATTGAGAAAAAGTATTACTCCAAAACCGACTTACGGGACCTTGATATAGAACTTGACACCCTGCGTCATTTTATCCGCTTTGCACAGGACAAGAGATACTATAACCCGAATGTCTTACCACCTCTTGCTTTCAAAAAGTACGAGGTGTGGAGCAAAATGCTGAACGAAATCGGCAGAATAATCGGAGGCTATATGAAGTACCTCAAATAGTGCAAAGCGGGAATATGCCATTTAGCGGTCGCCGTATCGTGGTGGCAACTGGAACAACGGGACGAATGCGGGCGTGTTCTACACGAATTTGAATAACGGGCGCACGAATACGAACAGCAATCTCGGCTTCCGCTCCGCTCTGCTGTTGTGCCGGGACAAGGTGAAAATCCTACGGGGTATCACGCAGCGCACAACACCAAAGGGGCATATTTCCAACCCAAAACAGGAATTGTTAGGGAAAAGATTTAATTGCCGTGAAAACGCCGCGAGGACGGCGAGGCAGGAATGTCACGCACGGCGCAAAGGCTTAGGAGGAAAGATTATGGAACAGCAGGCAGAGAGTCCGCCGATTAACTATCTGACGGACGCATACGAGCGGATTTATGATTACGAGGAATTGTATAATTCATACCTCGAAGCAAGGAAGAACAAACGATACCGGGACGATGTGCTGAAATACACGGACAACCTCGAAAGCAACCTCATTGAATTGCAAAACGAACTGATATGGCAGACCTACAAGGTCGGAAAATACCGTCCGTTTTTCGTATATGAGCCGAAAAAGAGGCTCGTTATGGCGTTGAATTTCAAGGACCGTGTTGCTCAATGGAGTGTTTACAGACAACTCAACCCGTATTATGACCGCCTTTTTATCGGGGATAGTTACGCTTGCAGAAAAGGAAAAGGCTCTCACGCGGCGGCGGACCGTTTGCAGTATTGGTTACGGCAGACGGGCAGAAAGCCGGGAAAATGGTACTACTTAAAGTTGGATATAAGCAAATATTTCTACCGAGTAGACCATTCCGTACTACTCAATATTCTTTCAAGGAGAATAAAGGACGAGAGGCTAATGGGACTGCTCCGCACGATAATCAATTCAGAGGAGCAGGCTTTCGGACTGCCGGCCGGCGTAGCGCCGGACGATTGCCCGGAGGACGAATGGCTGTATGATGTGGGAATGCCTATCGGCAATCTGACATCACAATTATTCGCAAACATCTACCTCAACGAACTCGACCAACATTGCAAGCACGACCTACACCTCCACCATTATATACGCTATATGGACGATATTATTATCCTACACAACAGCAAAAGTGAACTACAAGCAATCAAGGACGATATAGAGGTGTTTTTGGCGGAGAAACTGCACCTCAGCCTGAATAACAAGACGGCAATACGCCCGACGAACCTCGGTATCGACTTTGTGGGGTATCGCATATACGCGACACATCGCAAACTGAAAAAGCAGACCGCCCGGAGGATTATCCGAAGCGTTACGGCAATGAGCAAATCACTTGCGGCAGACACACTCTCACGGGAGGATTTCGACCGCACAGCAGCCTCGTACAAGGGTATATTTCAGCATTGCAACAGTTTCGGATTGCGGCGGAAACTCAACGCAATTTTCAAGGAATACGCCTTGTGCGGGAAAGGAGGAACAGCAAATGCAGTTTGATTTTTGGCAATTTGTAGCGGCACTCGGAATACCGACGGCGTTTACAGGTCTATGTGTATGGCTCTTAAAAAAGCACCTCGACAAAAAAGACGAAGACCACGAACGCAAAGAGGAAGCACGAAAAGAACTTGATGTTATGCTCTTGCACGGAGTCAGCGCCGCTATTTCGCTTGGAGAGGCCACAGCGAGAGCGGTACAGCGTATTCCAGACGCACATTGCAACGGAGATATGCACGCGGCTTTGAACTATGCTACAAAGGTTAAGCACGAACAAAAGGACTTTATGACCGAGCAAGGCGTAGAACATTTGCACGACGATTAAGGAGGCGAAACCCAATGCAGAAACCCAAAAAGAGTGTGGGCGTGATGAATATAATTCTCGTCATTATTGCCCTCACCCTCGTTACATTTACAGTCGTTATGATAAGAACATTTTGTCTGTACGGAGCAATCCCGGACACGCTTTGTACTTGCGTTTTCGGCGTACTCGGAACGGAGTGCGGCGCAATGGCTTGGATAAAGACAAACAAGGACAAGCACCGCGACCGCAAATACGAATTGGAGGACCGGGAGTATTACGACAAGAAGAACGGAGGAATTTCTATGACAGACAAGAAAACCGAAGTAACGGAGGAAATCAAGGATTTCCCGACACAGGACACATTCAACAGCGAGGATATGGCAGCAGAAAACGACGAGGAGGCGGAATAGTATGTTCAAAATGCGTACAACGAAACCCGAAAAGGGTAACAAATACTATAACACCAAAGGGAACGGCGGATATTCAAACGCTATCAAGGGCAGTCCCACCGATAAGGATTGCAATGTGCTTTCCAACTGCGTAGGATATGCCTACGGCCGTTTCAATGAAATCGGAGGCTATGGCTGTTGTAAATACCTCGCCCCGGTAAATGCGGAGAACTTTATGCAGTATAAAGGCTCTTGCAAAACCGGGCAGACACCGAAAGTCGGCGCGTGTATGGTGTGGCAAAAAGGCGCGACGCTCAAAGGCAACGACGGCGCAGGACACGTTGCTATCGTTGAAAAGGTAATCAGCCCGACGGAGGTTGTCACCTCGGAAAGCGGTTGGGGCTGTAAAAATCCGTTTTGGACGCAGACCCGGAGAAAGGGCGCAAACGGGAATTGGGGCGCAGGAAGCGGCTACAAATTCCTCGGATTTATCTACAATCCTGCCGTAAAAGATACCGACACCGAGCCGGAGAAAACCTACACCGCCGGAGCGAGCAACGAGCAGACAATTTACAACTATCTGACACAGGTAGCCGGACTCAACTGTGCGGCAGCTTGCGGCATTCTTGCAAATATCGAGGCGGAGTCGGCTTTCCGTCCGAACAATTTGCAGAATTCATACGAAAGAAGCCTCGGCTATACCGACGAAACCTACACGGCAGCGGTAGACAGCGGCGCATACGGCAATTTCGTAAAAGACTGCGCGGGATATGGGCTTGCACAATGGACCTATTGGAGCAGAAAACAAAAGCTGCTCGAATTTGCAAAGAGCAAGGGGAAGTCAATCGGCGATATGGGTATGCAGCTTGAATTTTTCGTGCAGGAAATCAAGCAGTACAGCGGCGTTTGGAAGTGCCTTGCTACGGTAGCAAACACCGCCGAGGGCGCATACAACGCCGGACACGCCGTTTGTTATTCGTATGAAGCACCGGCCGCAAAAGAAACCTCCTCGGTGACACGCGGCAACCGTGCAAAGGTGTTCTACGCAAAGTATTCGGGTGAACCTACGCAGAGCGGCGGGACCGTACAGGACGGCGACACCGTCTACACCGTAAAGAGGGGTGATACCCTGTCGGCAATCGCCGCAAAATGCGGAACGACATATCAGAAACTCGCCGCCTACAACGGTATTAAAAACCCGAACATCATCAGCGTAGGTCAGCAAATCAAAATCCCCGGCAATAAAACGGAAGCGCCTACCCCTGCGGTTAAGCCTGCCGAGCCGACGCAGACGACAAAGCCAACAACGGAAACGACCGAAACGGTATACACCGTAGTCAAGGGCGATACGCTTTCGGGAATTGCGAAAAAGTACGGGACAACCTACCAAAAACTCGCCGCATATAACGGTATCAGTAATCCGAATGTAATCAGCGTCGGACAAAAAATCAAGATACCGGGAACGGCGGTGAAACAGCCGGAGGCGAGCCGTACATACACCGTAGTTAGGGGCGACAGCCTGTGGGGTATTGCCGCAAAACTGCTCGGCAAAGGCTCACGCTACCACGAAATCAAGAGTCTTAACGGGCTTACATCTGATGTCATTACAGCAGGGCAAGTGCTGAAAATCCCGGAGAAGTAATGCCGAAGTGTTCTGTATGCGGCAAGGAAATAACCGAGATTAAGCCTTGCCCATACAATCGCCGTTTCGGACCGACCTGCGACGAGTGCTGTGAGGATTGCTTTGAGAGCGAACCTTTCCCTTGCCCGGAACACAGCACCCGGAGCGAAAACAAATTAAATGCAAATAAGGAGAAAAAGAAATGAATGTCGTTAATTTTATCATTGCAAATTGGGATTTTATCCTGCTCGTTGTAGCGGCCGTAGCCGCCGTTGTATTCGCCGTTTTCAAGGGAAACAAATCCGTCGTTATGAAAATGCTTTATGCACTCGTAACCGAAGCAGAGAAAGACCTCGGCGGCGGAACAGGCTCGCTGAAACTCGCTACCGTTATCGAAACTATTTACCCCAAACTCCCGACGATTATCAAGGCTTTTGTTACAGACGCTATGCTTGAAAAGTGGGTCGAGGAGGCTCTCGCCGCCGCAAAGACCGCTTGGGAGAAAAATGCGAAGATTGCGGAATATATTAAGAAACCCGCAAACGAAAACGCCGATACAGCGCCGGAAGAGTAA